GCATCCCTCCGATAAGGAAAGCCCGCCCCCCTCATTGTAGTTGCCCGGAACGAAAGGTCAGGCGAGATGCCGGACAACGAAACACAGGTCGACGAGACGACGACCACCACCGAGAACGGCGCCACCACCGAGACGGGCAAGGATGGCAAGCCGTTTGATGCTGATCGCGCGCAACGGTTGATCGACCAGCAGCGCGAAGAAATCAAAGCACTCAAGGCGACCTCGAAGGAATTGGCCGACGCCAGGGCGCGGCTCAAAGAGATCGAGGACAAGGACAAGAGCGAAACCGAGCGGGCTGCGTCTCGCGCTCAGGAGGCCGAGGCCAAGCTTTCAGCAGCCGAGCAGCGCGCGGCAGACCTCGCGTTGCAGATGGCCGTTGAGCGGGCCGCGCGGAAGCTCAATTTCATCGATGAGGACGACGCTTTTAGGCTCCTTGACCGCAAGGCGGTCGAGATGGACGCCGATGGCGAGCCGGCCAACGTCGAAAAGCTGCTCACGACGCTTGCCAAGGCCAAACCGCACCTCGTCAAGGACGAGGACGCAGGCACGGCGAACGGCACCGGCGCACGCACCCAGGCGGTGCCGGGGACGCCGAGGCCGAACAGCGGCAGGCCCACGGACAGAACCCAGGCAGACATTGAAGGCTTGCGGGCAACGGGCCGCTATTCGGTCTGATCGACTGATCGCCCGCTAGGAGAACACGATGGCACAGGTTACCAAGGTAGGAACGCCGTCACTCTCGACGGTCACACCCTGCCCAGCGCACCACATCTCCGGCCTCGTGGCCGGCGAAGCTATCGCAGCGGGCGATCTGGTCTACATCAAGTCGGATGGCAAAGTCTGGCTTTCTGACGGCGGCGCTGCCGATGCCGAGGCGAAGGTCGCCGGCATGGTGCTCCAGGCCGCTGCCGTTGGCGAGGCCGTTTCGATCTATATGGACGTGAACGTCCGGTACGGCTCCGGCTTGACGCCCGGTGCGCCGCTGTTTCTGTCGGCAACGGACGGCACCATCGCGGACGCGGCGACGACCGGCGGTACGGCCCCGATCGGCTATGTGATCGACGCGACCCGTATCCGTATCTTCGGTTCGCGGTACTAAGGGGGGCATGAGAGATGGCCAACTACGGCACAAATGCCCTCAACGACCTGGATGCGTACGGCAACCTGGCAATCTCCGCGATTGGCGAGAACCGGGCGTACGATCTCATCAAGGCCGCGCTCGACGCGCAGAACAAACTGCTCGAAGACTTCGTCCCGTTCGCGGAGACGACCACCGACTTCCGCCGGCGCTACGGTGCGTCCGACGACATGACGATGGACTTCGTTGACGAGTTCGGCCGCGCAGATGCCCAGAAGGTCATTGCCGCGTCGGACGTTGACATTCCGTTGCTGTTGGCGCAGCGGTCCCTTCAGTGGACCCGCGACGCCTTCCGGCGGATGTCAGGCGCGCAGATGGCCGCGCAGATGGACGCGCTGATGCAGGGTGATGTCCGGGCGGTGATCCTGGGCTTCAAGCAGGCGCTATTCATCCCGACCAACCGGACGGTTATCGACCGCCACGCGACCGGCGTCTCGCTGGCCGTCAAGGCGCTCGTGAACGCCGACTCGGCGCCGATCCCGCTTGGCCCGAACGGCGAGTCGTTCAACGCGGCAACCCACACGCACTACCTGGGGACGGCCTCGTTCGTGGCAGCCGACCTGACCGCGTTGATTCTGACGGTCATCGAGCACTACGGCAACGTGCGCCCGATGGTCTACATCAACAGCGCGCAGGAAGCGGCAGTCCGTGGCTTCACCGGCTTTACCGCCTACGTGGACGCACGGATCGTGCAGCCGGGTGGCAGCACCACGGCTATTGGCAGCCGGCCGCTCGACATGCTCAACCCGAACAACCGCGCTATTGGCCTATTTGGAGCCGCAGAGGTATGGGTCAAGCCGTGGATGCCAGCTAACTACGTCTTCTGCTGGGGCGACGGTGGTCCAAAGCCACTGCTCCGGCGCGTGGATGCAGTCACCGGCGGCAACCTGGAGTTGGTCGCGGAGAACGAGATGTTCCCGCTTCGTGCGACCACCTTTGAGCGGCGTTTTGGATTCGGTGCTTGGAATAGGACCAACGGCGCAATTTTGCTTACCAACAACGCTACATATTCTGCACCCACATTGGCTGCCTGATGATGGGGGCGGCGTAGTGCTGACTGCCCCGAGTGGACGCCTACCCCGTCCACTCGGGGCTCCTGAAAGGTGATGGACGATGGCTGAAAATCGCGATCCGCGCCCCGCTCCGGTGGGCGAGTCTGAGGCGGCACGTACCTCACGCGGACTCGCTGAGGCAGCGCAGGAAGCCGAAGAGAAGCAGCTCGATGAAACCGTTGAGGGTGGCAAGTACCTCGTTGGTGCCGATGCTGAAGGCAAGGGCGGGACGATGGTTGACGCCAACGGGAAGCCGCTCAACGAGAAGAAGGACGAGTAGTCCGTGGCCTTGCCAGCGAGCTGGACCGAGTCTTCACTGATCGCGGCGCTTGAGGCTGAGCTGGAACCCGTGATGACGGATCTTGGCCTCGATGCGCTGGACGTGCTCACCACGGCGGCCGGTACGGATGTGCCGGCCGTCCTCGGCGTCTCGTCAGTAGCCAGTGTCAGTTACGGCTCAGTGGCCGATGTCGTCAAGGTTTTGGTGATCGGACGTTGGGCGGCGTGGCAAAAAGCGGTTGACGTGGCGTCGGTCCGCTTCGACCTGAAGGCCGGTTCTGCCGACCTGAAGCAGTCGCAGCAGTGGACACAACTCACGGCGCGTCTGGAATCGGCCAGGGCAGCAGCACTGCGCTACTCCGAAGTGCAGGACGCGCTCGGTGGCGGCAACACGGCGTACGTCAGCAGTGTCGGCGTGGCTGGCTCACCGTATTCGTGGCCGTACGGGACTGAATGGGGATGAGCCAGGACGCGGCGCAGACCATCACCGAGCAGCACCACGTGATCGCCGGGGTGATCTGGCTGCACCATGCACCGGTCCGGACCGTCGAGCACGTTCGCTGCGCTGCTGATCCGGAGGCTGTCTGGATCACGCTGCGCCCTGGCCGAGACTACCAGATCATCGACGCTGAGAGCGGGCAACTCTACGTCTCGGCTCTGGTCGGGACACTCGTGGAGGTTACGTACACGATCGAACAGGGGCCGGGCACTGCCCGGCCCCGAGGACACCAAACCACGGTAGGCGTTGCGAGCGCCTACCGTGGAGAGCACCGACACCCGCTTGTGACGGGAGGCGGCAATGACAACGTACCGGACGCTGCGTCCAGGCGGCGCCCGTGAGTGGCGTAATGGTAGGGATTCGTTACCCCGTCCTGAGCCCCGACATCAACGATGTCGGACGTAACGCTGAGTCCATCAACAATCGTGCTGGTCGGTACGCTGGTTTCTGGCCTGGTGACCGCGATCGTGGCTCTTTACCGTCAAGCGCTCAAGGATCGAGACAAGTTGCTCGACGAGGCGTATCGGGAGCGGGACGAGTCCAAGATCCGGGTTATTGCGCTAGAGGGGCTGGTTCAGCAGCAGCAATCGTTGAGCAACGATGCGGTAGCGGTGGCTCGTCTCGCAGCCGAGCGGTGGTTAGCCGAGGAGGGGCGGACGAGGATGTCCTGATGTGTCAGCTCACCAATGCCGCTCGGTGGGTTTTAGGCATCCGTCCGTACATGCCGAAGACCCATTACCTGATCCGCTATGGCGCAACACCGACCGGGGCGCGGGGTGTCGAACGCAACGGGACGGCAAGTGGCCAGGGAGTCTACGGGACAATCTACGGTCTGACCCCAGAGGAGCGCCGGAGTCTGGAGGAGTTGGCCCAGCAGCATCGGCTCATTCGGCAGATCATGGCCGACGCTGAGCGTCGCCGTGCACGAGGGCAGGGGTGATTGGAATTAGTCGACTTTGCTCTCAACGTGCTGGCGAAGGCTGGACCGGCCGGGCTGATGATCCTGTTCGCCTGGCTCTGGATGGATGGGCGCATTATCAGCCGTGGCGAGCTGAAGCGGATAGAGGAAGCGCACCTGCGGGAGTTGAAGCGCGCAGAGGACGAGCGCGACCACGCCCGCAAAGAGGGAACCGAGTGGAAGTTCATGGCCGTACGTGGAACCGAACTCGCCAAGTTTCTCGGGGAGAAAGCGACGGCATCGTGAATTGGCTCAGTGCGATGTGGCATCGGTGGCTGCATCAAGAAACTGATACTCCCCGCTCTCCGCAGGCCGTGCGTCTCGAACGTGATCCGGACCTTGATGCGATGCACCACGAGCAGCACGACCTCATGAACCAGAGTGGCTATACAGCCCAGAAGATCAGAGATTCTTGGAATGAGCACGTACGCCGATCATGGGGACAGAATGCCTGAGCGGGTGTTGGCATCGATTGTCGTGGCGTTTGCCATCGCGTCGTTGGCCGCACTGAGCGTTGCTATTCCCCAGTCCGTGCTCTTGATACGCCTTATTCGTGCCCGAAACGGGATCGTTCCTTATACGCTCCAGACCGTGGCATGGACGAGCACTATCGGCGTAGCGTTCGCGTGGCGGTGCATCGTCTTCATCGACTTCACGTATTTTGACCAGTATTACCTTGGCACCATCGAGGATCGTTGGCCGATTGAATCCGTGATGGCGTTTCTGCTCGCTGCCGCAGTGATCTATGGCGCTGCGCTGTATCACCGGACGGCGACGTTTCCACCACGGAGCCACGCATGAGCCGCGCTGAACGCCTCTTCCTCGCCGCCATGATCTGCGGCGTCCTCATCGCATTGTGGTGGAAGTTCGGACCGTGAATCTGCGCGTCTGGGTCAATGATCCTGAGCACCGCATCGCGCTGCACACCTACGCGGCGTGGCTCTGGCTGGTGCTCGCGATTCTGACAACAGCGTGGGCACTCTATGATCCGGAGAATCGGTATCTTTTGGCATGGGTGATCTTCATGTCGGCGTATGCGAATACAGCGAGTCATTGGTCGGCGCGCGAAGGCGCGGCGCCATCAGCACAAGGGTAGGAGAGTTAGCATGGATATCCCGACTCATGAGCGGTTACGGCAATGGGCGATTAGCACTACGTTGCCGCATGTAGGCGCGCATGTAGCAGCGACGGCAGAAACCACGTCCCCAATGCGGCAGATCAGTTGTCTCGCATTCGATGCAGCGGTCATGCGAAACCGACCACGCTCCGGTTCTTCGAGCGACACTTGGCGCTCGCAGCGTCTTCGGATCGGCCTTGTCCCACACGATGTGGCAGTGTCCACACAGCCAGCGTACTTCTAGGGGCTTGGAATAATCATGATGCGCAGCGGTGATCCGGCGATTCTCACAACCGCACTCTTCGCACGCCGATGCGCGCGTCAGAATGCCACGGGAGATCGCTTGAGCAACGGCATTCGCGGCGCGCTGGATCATCCTGTGGCGCTCGATATTGGCCGCCTGCCAACGAAGGGTCTGCTCGCGTTTCCATTCCGGATGAGTTTCTGCGTAGCGCTTGACGGCTTCGCGGCTCTTTGCGGGGTTCTCAGATCGCCACTTACGCATGTCAGCGGCATGCTTTGCTCGGGTAGACTCATCACGCATCGGGTGCTCCAATCACTCGGTGTGCTCTGGCCCGACATTGCTCTAACAATGTCGGGCCTTTGTGCGTCAATTATACCATCTGGTAGGAGTTGATATGGCTGACCTTGTTTCGCATCAGGAGATAGAAGAAGCTTACAAGCAGGCAAAAGACGTGACGGCGAAACTGCCAGAAAGCACCGAGAGCCGGCGTGCGCAGGAACATCTCGGCCTGGCAGAGAAGTACGTGCATGAGGCACGGGACCGCGCGAAGGTTGATCGCGTGACAGAGCCTGAGCTTGACGCCTCCGTCGAGATGAAGATCCGCTACGACGCGGTTGTCTCTGCGCTCATCAAGCCGGAGTATCTGTCTGCCGCATGCCCGACGCACGGCAGTTCGTGCAGGGCGAACAACGCTCAGGTGTCCGGCTGGCCGTCCGCGTCGCCGGCGGCGCGGTGGACGTGGAACGACGGATCTGCACCGTGAGGGGGGAAACGATGATGCGCTGGTTTCGTATCGCTATGGTCGCGTTGGCGATCAGCGCGCCGGGCTTCGGATTCGTGTCCACGGTGTCGGCGCAGAGCCTTATCGGCTCAAGCAAGGAATGCGGGACGTACGAGTTCGACGGCGACCTGGTGAAGGGCCGGACGGACGGCATGGTCGTTCGTGTCGATCACACCGAAGGCTGCTACCGCTACAAGTTCATGACCATCGTCGGCACCGGATTGACCGAGGGCTACGGCTACCCGGGCCAGCAGGCGATGTGCGAGAAGGCCGGTCGTGAGGCGGCAGTCGGCCACTTCCGCTACTACCGGGGTATGGAGATCGATCCGAGTTCGGTCAAGGTTTCCTGTACCAACTATGCGGGGCCTGACTGATGGACCCGCTTGTCAAGAACATCCTCCTGTATACGCTCTCGATCCTGGCCGGCGCGCTGGCTGCCGGCCTCGGCGTGCTCGCGACGCAGCTCGCGGGTGCCGATCCAATCAACTGGCGCCCCGTGATCGCCGCTGCTATCGGCCCGATCGTGGCGGGTCTGGCGGCGTCCAGGTTGCCACGGCCAGAGGGCGCAGCGCTCGCGGCCCAGATTGACACGCTCAAGGATCAGGGCATCGCTCGGCGTGACATGGTCGTGGTGACGCAGGAGGAAGCCGTCAAAGGGATGCAGAACGCGCCGCCCCCGGATGGGGACAGGATGCCGCAGGATGCACCGCCATCCCGTCCGCGACCGCGACCACGGCTGGAGGATGCGTCCTAATGCCATCCGCTGCACCACTGAACGCCGCCATCGTCCGCTCGGTGCTCACCATGCGCTGTACGGTGTGGGCGCGCACGGCCAATACCGGGCCATACAACAGCGCCGTGAAGACGGGGCTCGCCTGCCGGCTCGACACCGTCAACGTGCAGCCGGCCCGGACGGGTACGGAGCGCGCCGACCTGGCGGCGCTGCGGGTGTTCATGTGGGACACCACGTATGCGATGCCAGCGTCGGGCGTACAGATCGAAGTCACGTCGCCTGCGCACTATGCCGGCCAGCGCTGGAACATTCAGGCGGGCACGCAGAAGCCGGCGATTCCGCCGGGTTTTGATGGGCCGATCGCCATAGAGGCCGACGTGCGGAGGGCGAGCTGATGGTCGCCGTCTCGATCAAAATGACCGGCTATGTTCAGGTGCTCGACAAAGTCAAGTTGTTGGGCGCTGGCGCCGAGGCTGTGAACGGTCCGATTGCCTCGTTTGGCTCGCGTCTAAGTTACGCTCGGTTCATCGAGACGGGGCGTTCCAGCCGACCGCAAGTTCGCCGCGCCGGTCCCGCGCGGATGTTCGAGTTGGGCGTAGCCGAGGCGGCGAAGCAAGCGCCTGCCCTCCTGGCACCGGCTATCCCGCGAGGTCCCGCCGCTGTGGGAGCCGCAAAAAGGCGCATTCGAGACATTGGGCTAGAAAGGATTCGGGCACTTACTCCCGTACGTAGCGGGAAGCTTAGGGCAAGTGTCAGCGAGTTGAATCGGCCGGGAATTGGGTGATGGCGTCACGTCCATCCCTTGCCGGTCACGATCAGGGAGATCGTCGCTTGCGACACGTTGAACTGTGCAGCAAGAGCCTTCTGGGAGACGGTGCCGTTCGCGTACAGCGTACGGATCAGGATGGCTTGATCGCGATTCAGTCGGGCGTGGGGCCGGCGGGTTCGTACATCTGGATCGGCAGTGTACCCACCGCCTCTACCGATCAGGCCACGCATCTTGGCTGCCATGTCGGCCTGATTGGCAGCGATCGCTCCGAGCCAGAGATGACCGTGCCGTTCGTACTCGATGCCATTGACAACATAGACGCCGGTGTCGTCGTGACGGACGCATCGTCGCACATCGCAAGTATGGCCGACGATCAGCCCAAGTGGTGGCGTCAATCCAGTTGCACGATACCATGCGATGTGATGGGCGAGAACATCGCCGGCCCGATAGTCTGCGGGATTGGGCAAGACACCGTAACCCTTCGCTTGCGTCCTACCCGGCCAGAGACGGCATTCTCCGTCAACGATCAGACTCTCCCAGACTGTTGGACCGCTCCATCGACCACGCCCGCGAGAGTCGAGATAGCAGGCGCGGTTGTGAAATCGACCACGGCCAATGCTGATCGCATAAGCGCTGGCGAGGAATCCATTCCCGCACCATTCGCAGACGCGGGGGATGGTACCCTTGTTGGGCATCAGGCTCACCCCCTGGTGTCAGGCCCCGGGTGTTGCAAGCACGCCGGGGTCACTTCGTGTCTAGATTTTACCATGCCTGCGCATCTGGTCGGGGGCTCTGATGTCTGGCTTTGACGTGGAAGCCGCACTCAATGGTCTGAAAGACCTTGTCAGCACGATTCCATCAATCGAGTCGTGTCAGATCGGCGCGCCCGAATCACTGTCGAACCGAATCAGCGCGTGGGTCGTCGTCGGCGATCCGGGGGAAATCGGATCGCGCGTTCAGGGGGTCTACGAGTTAGACCTGTCGCTGATCGTGTTTTTTGCATATGTCGTGGAAGGCCAGGAATCCGCCAGCGAAGCACAGTTGGGGGATTACATCACCGAACTCGTCCGACGATTGATCAAAAACCGAGCCGGCGCCGTCGACGGAGTCAGCAGAAACCTCAACGGTTCGGTAGACATTCTCGGCCTGCCTCAAGCAGCAGCAGGACCGGCGGATTACGCGGTCTATGCCGGCGCCGAGGGGAGGACATATCCTGTCGGCGTCAGAGTCGTGCAGCGCGAAAACCTTGGAGTCTAGGAGGACATCATGCCCCGCGAGAAGTTGATGGCGAACTACCTTGGCGAGATGGGCGAGCATTACATGGGCATCCCCGCCTGTGACCTGTACGAAACGCAGTGGAACGCGCTCTCCGACGAGCAGAAGGCGCTCGTTGGCGAGTCGGCGTTCTACCGCGTCCGTCCGGCCGCTGAGGAGGACGTAGAGGCCGCTGCCAAGCACGTCGAGAAGGCTGAGCCGGTCAACCCGATGGCTGAGCAGGCCAAGGCTGAGATGCCGGCGCCGCCTGCGCCGAAGGACGAGCCGAAGCCGGCGCCGAAGGCCGAGGCGAAGAAGTAATGCAGACGATCAACCCCGATCTGTGTACGACGTGCGCTCAATGTGGGCTCGCGCTTCCTGACGGGTGGCGCGGCCTTGTCGTGTCGCTCGCAGGCGCCCCCGAAGCCCCGTTGTGCTCTGATGACTGCGCCGAACAGATGCTCCGAGGGCATGGCGCCGCTACGTGGTGGCCTGACGGTCGGATATTCATGTTTTCGCCGTCCAAAGGCATCCGCGAGGAAGTCTTCGCCTGATGCCAGTGCAGGAGCACCGCCGCGTCATCAACCAGCAGGGTATACTTGTCCCTGAGCACGACCGCGTGTTCGCTGAGATGTTGCGGCGACTCCTGCTTAAAGCGGTGGCAATGGTCGAAGATCGGTACGGGCTCGAACGGGTCAACCTCACCCGTACCTCGAAGACGCTTCGATAACTGCATAGGCCACTACTCCCGATCACCGGGGGTACCGCCCGAACCCGTGAGTCACGCGCCCAACAGCGCCCGCTCGCTAACAAGCGAGCGTCGCTATGGCCGCGAACGATCAAGGGCAGCTCTGGTCGGGCACACTTCAGATCGGCAAAGAGACGGTGGCCGGAACCGCCGTCGCCGCAACGCGGAAGCTCTACACCCGTGAGCCCGCGCTGACGGTTGAGCGCGATCCGCGCGTACACCGCTTCGCCACCACAACCCGCGACAACGTCCGCGCCTACACCAATGGCCCGGTCATGGCCGGCGGTTCGCTCTCGATGCCGATGAGCGCGGACGAAATCATCGAGATGCTGCTGATTGGCGTTCAGGGGTCGGTCACGCCGACCACGCCAGCGGGTGACACGCTGGGACGGCTGTGGACGTTCAAGCCGGCCGGCGCCCTCGACTCGGCCACGCTCGAATGGGCAGATGGCGCGCGAACGTGGGTCGGTCCCGGTTTCAAGGGTAACTCGCTCACGATCACGGGTGCTGCCAACGAGGCGAATGACCTGTCCATTGATCTGTTCGGCAACGATGTCGTAGCAGGCTCACTGACGGGCGCGCTCTCCGAACGGGTGCCGACGTTCTTTGAGGGCTGGCAGACGCGGATGTACATCGATCCGTTCACGGGCACGCCGGGGACGACCCCGATTCCGGGCGTTCTGCGCAACTGGACCGTCACGATCAACAACAACCTGGCGCGCGTCTACACCGCCGACCTCACGCTGGCGGCGAACCGCATCACGTCTGGCGAGTTGGACATGACGGCGCAGTTGACCTTTGACGCCTACCAGTCGCGCTCGTTGACCGAGTTCAACAACTGGGCGGCTGGCACACAGCGGATGGTCCGTCTTGAATTCATGGGGCCGGCTGACGAGATCGAGGCCGGTGCCAACGAGGTGCAGACCCTCACCGCGACTGGCACCCCGACCGGCGGATCGGCCACCGTCAACATTCTCGGCCAGGATGCCGTGATCGTGTTCAACAGCACGAATGCCCAGGCCCAGACATCGATCAATGCGGCGCTTGCCGTGCTCGGGACCGGGCATACCGTCACCGTGACGGGTGGCCCCTGGCCGGGTACTGCGCTGACGGTCACGTTCACCGGCAGTCAGGTCAGCGGACGTGACATCGCGCAGGCGACGCTGACCACCAACGCCTTTACTGGCGGCACCACACCGGGCGTCACGTTCGGCACGACCACGCCAGGGCGCAACGGTCGCAAGTACGTGGCGATCGACTTGCCCGGCGCGTGGACTGCCGTGAACCTCGGCGGCTCGGCGGATGGTGTGCGGACGTACGAATTTTCCCTGCAACCAATTTATCAGACCACGCTGGCGTCAATGGGGCAGATCCTCTGCCACAACGCGCGGACGACGGCGTACGCCTAAGCATTCGGCCCGGGGTCACTGACCCCGGGCCTTTCTCGGAGGCTCAGCGTGACATCAATCGACAGCAAAGGGCAGCAGTCGTTCCCGCGCGGCGCGGGCGACTTCGGCGGCCTCATGCTCCGATGCGAACACGCCGAGGTAGTGATTGACTCCCGCACTCTTGACGTACGCCATCCATTTCTGAGTCTTCTTGTGCCACGACACGCCACGGTGCGCAGACGACGTGGCGTGGTAACTAGGTTTGTTCTGCGCGTTAGCACCTGTCGCCTTCCTATGAACACGCAGATTCGTTCGGCGGCAGTTCAGACGGTTCCGATCGATATGGTCGACCTCCATCCCGTCGCCTTCGGTCAGTCCACAGAGATACCGATGCAGACGGATGCGGTGGTCGCGCCCGTCAATGCGTTTTGTCATGACCGCGTATCCCTTGCTCAGATGCCAGCGGTACTGACCAACGTCCTCGACGTCGTCGGCATCCACGATAGCGTTCGCGCGGACCATCCCGTGGCGATCGAAAAGCGGTACGTAGGCCGTGGTGCCATCGGCACTCAGGAGGGCACCGGACGGTGGACGACGATGAGCAAGGCTACGGCAAACGTTGGAGCAGTACAGCGCGCGTCCAACGTTGACTTGCCCGACCAGTGCCAAGAAATCGGCACCGCATTGCTGACAGACGCGGGGGATGGTACCCTTGTTGGGCATCAGGCTCACCCCCTGGTGTCAGGCCCCGGGTGTTGCAAGCACGCCGGGGTCACTTCGTGTCTAGATTTTACCATGCCTGACCAGATCAGAGAGGACGCCATGAGCATAGATATTGGCCCCCCGGGGTATCAGCGAGCGAATGGAACTGCGGTGCCATCAGACGTGTCCGACCCACGCGGAAAACGCATAGCTAATAGGTGCCCCTGGCTCGATCTGCCGGAGCCGTTCGACAACCTGCGCGTCCGTTGTTGGCTTGACTATCCGCAGGACATCGCGGAGATGCTGACGGCCGAACCGGACGAGACGCCGGAGCAGGCGTCTGCACGGGTGATGGAGTTCCTGAAGGGGGTCATCCTGCAGCACGACGGCTGGGAGGCTGACGACAACGAGGGGCCGCTCCAGCAGCCCGATACTGATGACTTTTGGCGACGCATCCCGACGCCGCTCGGCCGTGCGATCTCGGAGCGGTTCTTCGAGGAGTTGCAGGGAAACGCATCCCGCGCCTCACGCCGCAGGAAGTTCAAGACCTCTCGACGGCGCTGAAGGCGCGGGATAGCAGGAGTTTCAAACCACCGTGGCCTTGGATCAAGCGGCAGATCGCGCAGCGCTGGAACTGTCCGCCGATGGCGGTCGATGCCGCGCCGTGGTTCGAAGTCGCCAACGAGTTGGACTTCATGAATCTGGAGGCCGAGGTGGCGCGGTGGAAGCAGGACAACGGGCGCTAAACCCGCTTGAGACGGTAGAAGCCGACGAACTGGCCGTATGGGTCGACGGTGATGACCTGCACGAAACCCGGCTCTGCTGGTTTGATGCCGAGGGTGTAGGCGTTGTCCAGGTAGCCGACAGCCGCATCAGGTTTGGACCCACTGGCGATGACGCCGCCGCCCGGCAGTCGATCAGCGACCGTGTACAGCGCCAGGTGCCGGCCGTAGGCGTTGTCCCACAGCAGCGTGGTGCCACCACACGGGTAGACCTGCACGCGCATCGGGCCGTCCGTGCCGATGTAGATCCCAGCCATGTCCTCGGTGTTGAGCAGTCCGGGCGCACACGGGGCGGGTTGAGCGTGGGCGGCTCCCGGAGTCAGTGTCAGCAGAACGGCCACCACAAGCGCACCAGCGGCGATTTTCAGCATGTCTCTCTCCTCCTCCCAGGAATGACGCTCCATTCTACAGAAATGGTTCCGTCCTGTGGCTGACGTTGCCGCGCTGACCGTCTCCATTCTCGGGACGCAGACCGTTACGCCGGCCGCGAATGCCGCCGTCAGCGCGCTCGGGAGCGTGGAATCGGCTGCCAGCCGTGTTGGCGCCAGCATGGTCAACGTAGCCGCGAATATCGCGAAAGTGACAGCGGCGACAGTGGCGCTCGGCGCCGGCGCGGCGGCGGCCGGGCTTGGCAATGCGGTCAAGGTGGCTGCTGACTTCGAGTCTCAGCTCTCAGCTATTGCCGCCGTCTCCAGTAAGGCCGAGGTCGCGGCGGTCGGCGGCATGAAGGCGATGTCCGATGTCGCGCTGCAACTCGGCAAGGATACGGCCTTCAGTGCGACACAAGCGGCGGCCGGCATGGAAGAGATGGTCAAGGCCGGCGTGTCGTTGACCGATGTCATGGGCGGTGGCGCCAAGGCGGCGCTCGACCTGGCGGCGGCCGGCGCGCTCGAAGTGTCGGAGGCTGCGACGATCGCCTCCAACGCCATGAACGCCTTTGCGCTGTCCGGTAAGGATCTGCCGGCCATCGCGGACACCCTCGCCAACGCTGCCAACGCCAGCGCGACCGATGTCCATCAGCTTGGACTCGGCCTCGCCTCGGTCGGCGCCGTTGCGCACACGGTCGGCCTCTCCTTCGAGGACACGACGACGGCCATTGCCGAGTTCGCGCAGATGGGCCTCAAGGGCAGCGACGCGGGTACGTCATTCAAAACGATGCTGCTGAAACTATCCGGCGACGGCAAGCCGGCGATCTCGATGATGAAAGAGCTGGGCATCATTACGGCGGATGGCGCTAACCAGTTTTTCGATGCAGAGGGCAAGGTCAAGAGCTTCGCGGAGATATCCGGCGTTCTTCAGACCGCGATGAAGGGGCTGACCAAAGAGCAGCAGATCAACGCGCTTCAGACGATGTTCGGCACCGATGCGATCCGCGCCGCCGCCATCGCGGCTGAGAAGGGTGCCGAGGGCGCCAACGCGCTGACGCAAGCGCAGAAGGAAGTCGGTGGTGCGGCAGCGGTCGCCAAGGAGCGGCTGAACAACCTCAAGGGCGCAATGGAAGCCCTCGGCGGCTCCTGGGAAGTCATCCGGATCAAGATCGGCACACCGTTCCTCCCGATCTTGACGAAAGGCGTGCAGGCACTCACGAAAGCGCTGAACGACGCCGAGCCGACCATCAGCGCTTTTGCCGAGAAGATGGCGGCCGGCCTGGATGCGCTGATCGCACGGGCAACAACGGCCGCGCCGCGATTGATGGCCTTCGGCGCCGGCCTCGTGACGTTCGGCCGTAACGTCGTGACACTGGCTCAGGCACAACTCCCGCGCCTGCTCGATGCTTTCGAGAAACTACGCGGGTTCGTGATGGATGGTGGCCTCGCGTCAGGCGCCGGCGGACTTGTCGGAGGATTGGTCGGCGCGTTCAAGGATATCGAGCCCGTCGTGATGTCGGTCGGCAAACAGATCGTCACGAACATCACCGAAACCTTCAACTTCCTGACGACGCGCGTTATCCCGCCGCTCGTTAGCATCATCCAGCAAGTCGGGACCGTACTGGAGCGGACGCTCCTGCCGGCTGCCGCTGCGACTGGCGCTACGATGCGCGGCATCTTCGGAGACACGCTCGACTGGCTCGCCAAGACCGTGATGCCGCCGTTTCTCAGCATCGTGGAGCAGACGGCGAACTTCTGGACCCAGGTCATGTTGCCGACGATACCGTCCGTGGCGCAGGCGCTCCGGACGACGTTGGGCGAAACGGTGCAATGGTTGGCGACGGATGTCTGGCCGAAGCTCCGTGTGGCAGCCGAAGCGGCATGGACGTTCATCAGCGGGACCATCGTGCCGGCCATCCCTGGACTTGTGCGGCAGCTCCGCGACCTTCTCGGTGGCGCGCTCACGTGGCTTGCGGAAACAGGCTGGCCGGCGCTCGTGAAGGGCGCCACGGCCGCGTGGACGTTCCTCCAGGATAACGTGATCCCCGTTGTCCGCGACACCTATGACTGGCTGAAGGTCAAGCTGCCAGAAGCCATCAACACGGTGGTATCGACCTTCGAGACGATCAAGGGCAAGGTCGGCCCGATCGTTGAGGCAGCACTGAATGGCGACATCGCGGGCGCGATCAAGAATCTCGGTACGGCGTTCGCGGAGTTTGCGACGCTGGCGATGGGTTGGCTGGGCGAGCAGGTTTCACAGATCAAGTGGGATCAGGTCTGGGCGCAGGCCGTCGATGTGGCAACTGCGCTCGGCACCTACCTACTCGGTCTAGCCGTTGACTTCGCAACGTGGCTCGGGGAGCAGGTTAGCAAGATTCCGTGGGCGTCTGTCTGGCAGCGTGTGGTAGACGCGGCGGCGGCGCTCGCGCGGTATCTCTCCCTGCAAGCCGTGGACTTCGCGACATGGCTGGGCGCGGAGGTTGCGAAGATCCCGTGGCCGACCGTCTGGGCGAACGTCAAGCTAACCGCGCAGCAGGTTGTGGATGCGGTAGCGGCTGCCGCATCGGGCCTCGACGCGGCATTGACAACCTGGCTTCAGAAGCAGATTGAAACGATCAACTGGAAGGGGCTTGGTGATTCTACCGGGCAATTCCTGGGCGCTATGTTCGTCGGCGCGGTTACGGGTGGCGACGGCGGGGGACTGAAGCCGGAGACGGTCCGCAAGGCGCTCTATGACTTCTTCGTCGGGGTGTTCGCAGGGTTGTGGGAATCGCTGAAGGCGCCGATCCAAAAGGGATTCATGGATCTGCTCAATAGCCTGACGCCGACCCGTCCGTCATGGTGGCCGACTGCCGTACCGTGGCCGTTCGGTCCACAGGCGGGCAGTGGGCAGCAGTTCCCGGTTGGCGCGGGGGCGGCTTCACCCGGAGGACAGCCGGGTGCCCCTGGGCGGTCGACGGCATCACCGTTGTCGATGCAGACCGGCGCATTTGCCAATAACGAGGAGCGGATTGCGTACGTCCGGGCCGCGTACGCGGCTCAGGGTCATGACCCCGACACTGCCGAGACGGTTGCTCGCCGTGAGGGGGCTGGCCCGGCTGGCCCGATTGGTGACAACGGGACGAGTTTTGGTGCCATGCAACTTCACGTTGGCGGCGGCCTCGGTGACACATTCCAGCAGGAGACGGGATTAGACCCGCGAGACCCCAACAACGAGCGGGCGACGATTGACTGGGCCGCCCGTCATCTCGCTCAGACCGGTTGGTCACCGTACAAGGGCGCTGCTGCCGCTGGCGTTGGCAACCGGCAAGGCATCAACACGCAGACACCCGTGCCAATGCCGCAGGGTGGTCCATCGGGCGGCGGCGGCGAAGGCATGGTCACCTACCGAGACGAATGGGGTAACGAGTACACGGTCACGGAGTCGCAGTTCCAGCAGCGCCAGCAAGTCGCGAACGGCACCAACCCCGTGTCGATTGTGGGGCGCACGGCCGCGCAGGTTGGGGAGGCGACGAAACCGCAGACCGTCAATATGGGCAACTTCGGTCAGACTGCTGCTATCGGGAATCAGTGGGAGATCCCGGGCCTGTCTCCGCAAGCTGCGGCAGCAGCGTGCGGACCAGCAGCGGCGATGCTGTTCCTTCAGGCAACGGGACGGACGCCGAATAGCCAGGAGGCAATGGAGATCGCATCGAAGAACGGTTGGACACCCGGCCAGGGGATGACGCGCGGACCGGCAGGATTCAAGGGGATGCTCTCTGATATGGGCATCGACTACGCCACGCTGCCGAACACTGGTGCAGCAGCGGCGCAGTCGGTCCAATCGGGACATCTCACGGCGATCTCAACGGGCGGCGGCAATGTGCCACTCGATGCCGGCCACTACTTCGTGGCACAGGGCTTCAACCCTGAGACCGGCGAGTTCGACCTGGGTGAGACAGGTGGGGGAGCGGGTAACGCCCTCAAGGGTGGCTCGCGCTACATGACGGCTGAGCAGATCACCGCGCTTGCCGGACCGATCAATGGTGTCATTCAATTGCTCGGCCAGGTTCCGCCGGCAGCCGACGCAGCAGCCGCGAGTATGACGCCGATGGCCGACGCTACCACGGCGGTAGGCGACGCCAGCACAGCATCGACACCACCCATTACCGATCTTGCTGCCGCGACGACCACACTGCCGCCCGCGATGGAGGCCGCCGCCGAAGGCACGACGGCGGCCGGTCAGGTGATGGCGGATGGTACGGCGGTCATGGGCGAACAGGTGCAGGCGAACTTCGATTTGATGCGCGAAGGCACCATCACCGCCGTGACGGATATGGGCGGTCAGATCCTCACCAGCGTCACAGATACAGCGGGCACGACCGTTCAGACGTGGACGGACCTTGCCGGCAACGTCACAAGCCAGACGGCCACTCTCGCCTCCGGCGTTACGCTCAGCATGGCAGATATGGGCGTTCAGACGACGGCTAGCGTCAACGAGATGGCCGGCACGATCACCACCACGATGACCGACACCGCCGGCAACGCCGTGACGACGGTGTCGGACATGAGCGGTCAGGTGATCGGGCAGTACGCCACGATGCAGACGACGGCCGGCAGCGCCGTAACACAACTCGCCGCAACCGCTAATCAGCAGTTCGGAGACATGGCAAAGAGCGCCGAGCAGGTTCCGCCGTCAGTCAATCAGGTCAACGAATCCTTTAGCAGTGTGGAGGCGCCTGACGCCGGTCCGGTGGTCGATGCCTTCGGAGAGATGGCCGACGCTGCCGATGATGCTGCTAAGGCGGCGAAGAAGGCAGCCGAAGCGATCAAGGACATCACGCAGGCCGAGAAGGGCGGGAGCAAGGGCAACAGCAAGGAGTTCGCCAAGAAGGCATCCGGCGGCTGGACGCAGGGATTGACGCTGGTTGGTGAAGAGGGGCCGGAGTTCATTTCGCCACAGCGGCCGATGTACGTTACTGATGCGCCTACCACACGGCAGATGCAGGGCGGCGGAACGGATAACACGGCGCTCGTTGCCGCGCTCAATCGCCTGACCGCGAGCCTGTCGCGTCCTACGCTCAACGTGTACGGCGCCGGTACCGAGGATGTGGTCAGACAGGTTGTCCCGATCCTCAAGCAGATGGAGCGTGATGACATGAACCTGGAGGGGTTGCGCTAATGGCCGCCCGACTCGGATACCGCGATGTCGCTATCGCGAAGCGGAACACCGATCAGGCACTCGTCGCCGTCGCCAACCCCGTTGTAACGCTGTATGAGCCCGGTACGACAACACCACTTGCAGCAACGGTCTACGCTGCAAGGACCGGCGGCACGACGCTGCCGAACCCGTTCACGGGCGCACCGGACGGCAGCTTCGAGTTCTGGATAGAGACTGCTCAGCCGGTCAAAGCTATCATCAACGGCGCATCCGCTGGCGCCGGTACCATCACGCGGGATTACACATCGCCAACCTATGAGGCCGGCTTCGTCACGCTAGACGGCAGCGGTGCGAAGTTGGCGATTGTCCACACGCCATCGGTCGGAACGGCCATACAGTCCGTGTTGACGGGCGGAGGCGGGAGCGTCCTGGCGCTGCAATCGACGCCCGGTAGCACCGTCAATATTATCCAGCCGGGGTATACGCAGGCACAGGTATTCGGGCTTGCCGTCATCAAGTCATTTCACGGCACCACTACGCATAACGGGAGCGCAACCGCCACCTTCAACCAGGTCCAGTACGACGCCACGTCGGTAGGGTCTGATGCCACAACGGCGAAGATGATTCACCACTGGACCGGGACGAATACCACGGCCAACGCCACGGCGCGAACGCTAGAGATTGAGGCGATCCGCTATCACGCCTCGGCTGGAACCGGCGCCGCTACGTTGATTGGGGCAACCACGGCTGCTTCGATGAAATACGGATCGACACGCGGTATAGATATCGGGCTCGGCCACGACCCGGCTATCACCGATGCGCCGGTGTACATCACGGGGCTGGTCGGACTGAACATCTTCAACGTTGGCGCGGCCGGACCGGATAGCAAGACGTGGGACGGCACGACGGCCGGTCAGCGCGGGAACAAGGCGACGACCGGGGTCGTGGTCTGGGGCGGCACCTCCAACGCCGGTGGCTTCAACTACGGGTACGTCTACAACGGCCCCGGTATGGCAGATCAGAACCTTCACACGACGACGGGGCGTATCTGGCACGTCCGCGAGGCCGGCGGTGTCGATCAGATGCTTCTCTGGTCGGCCCACACGACGGGAACGGGTATCCAGCTCTCCAACACGAGCGGCACGTCGTTCCAGCGCTCCCTGAACGTCGAGGGCACGGGCGGATCGCATCCCGGCGCGCTGGGTATCTGGAACGCCAACGACAACCGCTACATGGCCGCGTTCTGGAAGTCCACGACGACATCCACGATTGACCAGTTCCTCGTCGGGGACGGTTCGGCAGCCGTACCCACAGTCGGATTTCTGTCCGACGTTGACAATGGCCTGTTTAGGATCGGCGCGAATAACTGGGGACTATCGGCCGGCGGCTCGACCGTTATCAACCTCACGGCGACGCAAATTGGCGTGACCGGGGGGAGCGACGCCTCGCCGGGAGTGGCCGGTTTCGCGGATCTGAATACGGGTTTTGTCTGGGACACCGGCGACGTGATGGGAATCTCAATCGGGGGTACCCGTAAAGTGACGTTGAGCGCGACAGGATTTGGGATTGGTATCACGCCAGCCAACCCGTTGCACGTCTCCGGGGCCAACGCCATCCGGATTGAGACATCCTCGAACTGGGTAGCCGCTTCCGGTGGCACGACCGCAACCAACCCCGGTATCACCGGCGGTCCCACTTCGGCAGTAGCCTCCGGGTGGCTCAAAGCGATCAATCTGGGTGGTACAACAATCTACATCCCGTACTGGATCTAAATAGGAGACGCATTCATGGAGAGCGGACATATTGGCGACATCTACACTCGACTCACGCGCGCGGAGGACCGGCTAGAGGTCCACGTCGCGGAGTTATCCCGTCGCATCGAGCAGTTAGAACAGGCCGAGCAACAGCGGGCATCGGACCGCCAACAGTCCGAGCGTGCGGAGATAGCGGAACTTCGTAAGAAGGTTGCTGAGGCCGAGTAGAGATTGCCGTGACTCAGCATCAGGAAGCCATCGAGCAGACGAAAACGGTGTTGGCCGTGTATCGAACCTGCGATCAGTGCGGTATCCGGGATCGGACACCGGCCGTGCCCGATATCCTCTTACCGCCTGATGGCTGGATCAGTGGCACGTGGTACACCCCGGATCATGGACAGATCGCCGTGGACTTTTGCTCACCCGTCTGCGTGCGAGACTATGCGGGCGCAGTCGTGGAGTCTGCCTAATGGTCGTCATGTTGCCTAGCGTTGTCTCCAGCGGCACCATTGAATATCGATGGGTCGACCCGGCCGGTGTCACGAGAGAGCTGCTTCCGAGCAGCGCCGTGAGCGTGCTGGTTGGCGAACGAGGATTAGGTATTCCCGGCTTCGACCTGATGGAAGATAAACTTCCGAGCAACCCAGGCACCGTCCTTCGGCACGCCGCAACATCTTCTCGGGTCATTCAATTGCCGATCATCTGCGAGGCCGGCAGTCCGTCCACTTTGGAGGCACTGATGGACAGTGTCTATACGTGGTTCGCGACAGCCGACGAACGCGCTCGTACGCCGGGTTATCTCCATGTCACCCGTGCTGATGGCACGACGCGGCGCATTCGCTGTTACTATCGCGGCGGACTGGAAGGCGATCTGTCGTCGTCCGTGAGCGGAACGAACTGGCGCCATGCCACGGTCACCCTGGTGGCACCGGGCGCGTACGCCGAGGATGCCGACCCCGAGGTGCATACCTACACACAGCCGGATTTTGGTGTTTCCCTTTCGATCATCAACACCGGCCAGTTGCCGGCCGCGCCAATCTGGACGCTCACTGGCCCGATGAACATGCTTTCAATCTACAACAACACGACCGGCGAGGCCATTGCGCTGACCTCAGACGGTGGCATCAACATCACAGCCGGAGATACGGTTGTTATCGATACGAGGCCGGCTGACGAGCGCGTGGGGTATCAGGTCCAGGACAGTGGAGGTAATAGTCTCTTCGCCAAGCTGACCGATGTCTCGACACTCTGGCACTTCCAGCCGGGGCTGAACCAGTTCGCATTCGGTCTTGCCGGGACGACCGTCCAGACGGAAATTGAGCTAACCTATTACGCGCCCTATCGGGGGATACGGTAATGCCGGCGATTATGCCCAACTACCGCGTCTATGTTCGCGGCAGCGATTATCGCCGGCATGCGGAACTCTTTGACTGGGAACACCTTCAACTCAAGATCCGTTTCAACGAGGTTGGTACGTGGGCGCTGCGCATGAATCGGAGCAGCCCTGAAGCAGCACTGATGGTGCGTCAGGCCGGCATCATCGTTACCCGCGATGACGAGACGATCTTCTCCGGTCAAGCATCAACCGAGTGGACCCGCACCGGCACCACGCTGAGTGTCGCGGGCGTGGACGATATGGCGATCCTGGAGACACCGGCGCGCCCGGTGCCGGCCCAGGCGACGGGACCGTATGCGACACAGTTTGATACGCGGACGGGTGTCGCCAGTACCATCATGACCGCGTTTGTGTCCGATCAGGTTGGCACGACCGCGCCGTTTGGCTGGCGTATCGGCGCTATGAACATGACGGCTGATCCAGCCCTCGGATCGTCCGGGACATTCCAGGCCGAATGGGGTAAGCCGCTGATCGAGGTGCTTGGGCCATTCGCGGCCTCACCCGTGGCCGGTGGGCTCCGATTCGTCGTCCTCCAGAATGACCTAATTCCGAACACCATCACGTTCAAAGTTATGGACGTTGCCGACCTAACGCACGTTGCGAAGTTCTCGATTGCACTTGACACGGTGAAGGATTTTGAGGATACCTGGAAGTTTCCGGGCGCAAACTATGTGATGGTGGCCGGTGGCGACGCGCTTGGTGTCGATCGTACGGTAGTCGAGGGATCGAATAGCACCAGCGTTGCCGAAGTAGGGCGACGTATCGTCCAGTGGATCGATGCACGACACCTGACCACGGTCGCGCAGTTGAACCAACGGCGTGACGAGGCACTAGCAACGCTGGTGACATCTCGTCAGGTCAAGGTGACGCCGTTCAACAACCAATCGCTCGTGTTTGGCGTCCACTATGACATTGGTGACCTTGTGACGTTCGTTCTTGATGATGAGGTCTTCAACGACGTGATCCGCGAGGTAACACTCACCCTTGACCCAGAGGGAGGGGCAACGGCCGTGCCGATGCTCGGCAACACCGGCACGTCATCGGATGATCGTCTCGTCCAGCACATGAAGACGGTCGCCGCCCGTGTCAATCGTCTGGAGCGGTACTACGCGATGCCGGATGGCGCGATCCTGGCGCCGATGCTCGGGACGGGTGCGGTGGGCTCGACTGCGCTGGCGTCCGGCGCTGCTGCTGCTAATCTTGGCTCCGGCAGCGTCAGCTCCTCGATGCTGGCTGCCGGCGCTGCCGTGTCGAATATCGGGTACACACCGGCCCGGGTATCTGCGAGTAGCTACACCGGGGACAACGCTGCGACGCGCACAATCAGCGTGGGATTCACGCCGATCTGGGTCCAGGTCACCTCGCCCGGCAACAGCGCAACGCTCTATCTGGGCGACGGGACGCGGCTGGTTCTGGAGGCCAGCGGCGATGTGATTGCCGGGCAGAGCGGCGGATTCGTCGCTGGTGGCTTCACCGCCCGTCATGACGGCAACAGCAACAACGCGAGCGGCGTCACGTACTACTACACCGCGATTGGATGACCATAGTGGACTACCGCCATGCTGGTATGGGATGGAGTAACGGCCCGATCGAGGGCGGAAACAGCCGCATCCTCTCGCTGCCGTCACGAGTTGTGCCCCCACCATTTGCCTCGGCCCTTTGCTCTCATATCGGCTTGATTGGCTGCTGGTGTTCCAAGCCAGAGATGCCCGCGCCGTTCATAGGCCACGCCTTCAACGACATAGGTGCCGGCGGTGTCGTTACGGACACAGGCCGGATTATCTCCACCGGGGCAGTCGTGACAGACATACTCCCAGCGCGTTGGCCAGTGGCCCGTCGCAAGAAACCACGCTGCTTTAGACATCGTGGTCGACGTTTTTACTCCGTCCGGACGGACCGCGATGATGACGCCATAACCGAATGCGTGATGGCCGCCCGTTGCCACCCAGCAAGAGTGTGTCTTCTTGACACGTGGCCAGAATCGGTCCGGAAGTGGCGACAATACGTGATCTCGCGACCGCTGCTCTGCCGAGCACGCAAACGAGCAGAATTTGACATTGCGATCGCTTCTCAGGCGAGTGGGGCCGCCGCAGACGAGGCACGTTCCCGTACCAATGTAGTTGCAGTACCGGCGCGTGGTACGATCGGGATGCATCTGGTCACTCCAGGTGTCAGCCCCCGGCGGTGGCGACCGTGCGGGGGCACTTCGTGTTGAGAATTATACCATGAAACACGCAGGGATTCACTTTCCGGAGAACGCCGGCGGCGAGCATCCAAACATTGAAACTATCCTGGGGATGCCCGGCATCAGCCACGGCTGTACGCTCATCTGCGCCCCATCAGCTCGGTACTGGTATAGACAGGCTCGCGGTGCATCACCTCTCGTCGTCTGGCGAGCGATCCCACGCCAGGGGGCGCTACCGGCGCAACTCAACTGGATCGGGAAGCGAGTTGCAGACGAATGTCTCAACCTTTGGGACGAACAACCGCATGGTGGCATTGAGCACTTTACGCCGCTGAACGAACTGCAATTCGTCAAAGAGGCCGGCGAGGTTTTTCGCTCGTATGCTGAAACAGCCTCGAAGCTATCGAACGTGCGCATTGCCCTGCGCCAACGCTTCGACGCGCTCGGTCAGACGGTCCGGCTGATGTTCCCGGCCTGGGTGCCTCAGGATGACATGGACCGAATCCTCGAATGGGAAGACGAGGCGCGGCAGTGGGACACCATCGGCCTGCACTGCTACGGCAGCGCGGAGACGATGCGGACGCGGTACGACAGTTACCGAGCCGCGTTCCCAGACCATCCGATCTTCGTCGGTGAGTGGAACGCCAACCACGAGGGGCACGACGAGCACGCCGCGCTCCAGATGTGGGCCGAGGTTTCCAATACCGATCCCGGATTCACGGGGGCGACCTACTACATCTGGGAGACTCGGAATCAGGGTGAGGCCGACCTGTCCATCTGGGGCAACCCCGCCCGCCTCGTCCTCTTCCAGAATCCGCCGACCGTTGCCGAACCAGAGGATCCGGTAGAACCGGAGGATCCTGAGATGCCGACGCTTGATCCGTGGCAGTATTGGACTCCCGACGCCTTGGCAACGCTCATCCAGTGTCCGCGTGACGCGGTGGCGACGAATTGGCCCAAACTCTGCGAACAACTCGGCCACGTCGCGCGGCAAACGGGGCAAGACATCTTCCTGACGAAAGACACGCTCGTCGCGCTGGCTTCCACGGTGGCGATTGAGACGGCGCACCGCTTCCAACCAATCCACGAGTACAGGATGGCTGACGGCTCGATCCCGGCCTACTGGTACACCTACGACGGCGGGCCGGAGTACCACGGTCGCGGCTTCATCCAGAACACGCACAAGTACAACTACGCCGACCTTGGTCCGAAGATCGCGGCACTGTGGGGTGCCGGTCCGAATGACTTTGACTTCGTCGCCCGTCCCGATGATTTGCTCGATCCCGATCTTTCGGCAGCAGCATCAGCCATCTACTTTCGCGACCATGCCCGCGAAGACGGTGATGGCATCCCAGAGGCAGCGTCTCGGGGTGATTGGCGCGCGGTTCGTCAGCTCGTTCAGGGTGCTGATGCTGGGCTTACTGAGCTGATATCCTACGCAACGGCACTCGGGGGAACCGTCGTCCCGCCAGTGGACGATACGACGTCCTACAGCGTCAATGTACCTGACGACGTCGTCCTTCAGCAGAACAATTGGTCGTGCGCTGTGCGATCGACGTACGCAGCGCTCTGGGCAATGGCACAGGTTGCGCAGGGCGAGCCGGTCACGTACGGCGACGAGGGGCTACGCGACGTATATGAGTGGATGGTGCCGGCTTTGGCCGATGCCTCAGTCGGGCTCCATGATGGTAGTGGCGCGCAGCTCGCAGCCATGCTCCGTGACAAGGGGTACGATGCCGAGAGCGTCTATCCATGCTCCATCGAGCAGGTACGCGAGCGAGCCGGTACAGAGCCGGTCCTGATCGGCGGCGCGGCCTGGAATCACTGGAGCTACGTGCGCGGGAAGCACGCCGATGGGGGGTTGATCCTGGAGAACCCGTCCCCCGGCCACGATGGTATCACCGACTACATCAGAGATAGTTGGGGGCGTCTCGGACCGTTCTCGGCAGTGTTCATCCGCCAATCTGTACCCGTTGAGCCGGAGCATACACTGCCGACGTATGAAGACCTGGCAAACCTGGAGGGCGTCGCCTATCACGATAACGGCGTCGTGATCCCAGCGCTGGAGGGGGCGAAGGCGGTCGGTGACTGGTCACAGGTTGACGCCGTCGTCAAGTTTCTCCGTGATAACGATCCTCACAAGGCCGCCTGACATGCCGCGTCAACGCGCCGCCAATGAAGTTGCCCAGGCTGCGGCGCGGGCGTTTGCCCTGTTCTGGGCAGCAGAATGCCGCAAGATCGAGGAGCACATCCCCGACCCTGCGGCGCGGTGGGCCATCATGGTTGAGGCGTTGGCGAAGATCGCGCGGCAGGACTAGCCCCGCGCCCATCGGCCGAGGCGGGGTCAGTGATCGGCGGTAGTGACTCATCGCAGATCCAGCATCGAGTACCGGGCCAAGGCTCGCGCGGTCGCCCACGATCCTCATCATCGCTGCATGAGAGGCACACGAGTCCGCCACCACGCATGTACGCAACTGGCTTGTCGTCATCCATCGCCCGCTGCCTCCGTCGCTGGCTGGGCGGCGAGGGTACGCTTGTACCGTTCAATCGCTCGCAGGCATTCACCGTAAAACGGATCGTTTAACCCCTGATCGCCGGACGGTCTAGAATACATCGGGCGAACAATACGCACCAGGATGTCGGCGCAGTCAGTCGCCGCCTTCAGCAATCCGCTCTCCCGAGCCTCCCGCCCCTGCGCGTCGAGGACGGCCTGGGCCACGGTGACGATGTCGTGCTCGAAGCTCAGGAGCGATTCGACATCGTCTGACTCGCCATCGCGGAACGTAGCCTCGTTCAGCAGCCTCTCGGCCGCTGCTCTCATGTCGTTGTCCATCCTTGTCATCTCCCTGCCTCCTGGCGCCGGCGCCTCGATTGGGACGCCGGCAGTAATGCTGCATAGGTCGGTCACTCATCCTGCTGTCTCAGCGCCGCGATGGTCGCCAGTGCGAACTGGGCAACCGTGAACATGTCCGTCTCGATGTTCGGTGCGACCTGTGGGTTACCGTACTCGGCAACGTGAAGTTCAACCTCACGAACCAGTCGCTCGGCGGCTGCCTTGACCGCTTCGATCGACGTAACCATCATCTCTCCTGAGTGCCCGTCATAAGGCTGACTATCGGCATCACTGGCCCGCCGCTCGACGGGCCACGGGGCGGCGTCAGCGGTTCTCTCTCAGGATCGCGGTCATCGCGCAGTTCGGGCAGCCGTCTCCATCGCACGAGGCGCACGGGAGCGCGACCGGCGGATCTTCCTCCTCTTTTAGGTGCGCGATAGCGTGTTCAATCTCTCTCATCAGTGCTTGGAATTGTGCCCACAGTTCTACGCTGCCCTGCGGGGTGTACGGGCAGTGAAGCCACGGGTAGGCGCGATCCAGGAGGCGCTCCAGCGTCTTGATACGATCCGCGCCAACCTGGGCGCGCTGCTTCCAAAGGTACGCTTCATCTTGGTCCATCGTCTCTCCTCCTCCTCGCGGGGGTCGTGGGCCGGGCGACGGTGCGCCCGGCCGCTACTTGCTACAGATACCGTGCCTCGATCCGCTGGCGCTGCACCGTCCTGCGTTCCTCCCATTCACGATCGCTGGCGCAGCGGTTGCAGCGTCCGTCAAGTCCGTCGACCAATTCGCCGCACCCCTCACGGCAGGCGGGAAACAACTCATCGTAAGACGCCCTCGGCTTGCTCTGCGGCCCGAGCGCCACGTCAACCTGCGCCTGCCACAGCTCCGACTCCAGCGCGCTCAGTTCGACCGCAAGCATATGACTGCACTGCGTCCGCGTGCGGGTCCACCAGATGCAGTGGTCGGCGCACGCGCTGGCGTCGGCGCGGACCTGATACACGCGCCCGCTCGTGCCGCTGGTGACGACGGCGTAGCGGATGCCGTTGGTGCGGACGTACGTGATGGGCTGCTCCAGGTGAGTCGATGCGCTGGCGTACTGGCTGGCGGTTGGGGTGCTAAACTGCGTTGCCATCTGAGGGTGCCTCCTCGGTGGTGCTGCCCCGCTCCCGGTTGCATCGGGAGCGGGGCGCTTTGGTGTTAGCGCTTGTTCCGCTGGTCGGTCGGGGTTGCCCACCCCATCTTGCGGCGGCAGTTCTTGCAGTCGGTGGCGCGCTCACCTTGCTCTAGACGCCGTTCGGGTGATGCAGCAAAACCGCTGTAGACTCGCATGCGGAACGTTCGCCGTGGCAGTCCGCATGCAACCGTGTACCCCGTCTCAGGGTTATGTGCCGTTGCAAAGTGCATGATGTCGCGCTTCTGGGTCATCCCGTCGCCGCGCCACTCTCCAAAAACCATCGTCGCCATCGTCCTGTCCTCTCCTCTGTGCGTCGGGCCGTGTGGGCCTGACGGTGGGTGGGGGAGGTTGCCCTCCCCCGGTGGCGGTTAGGCGAGTGCCATAACCGTGTCGAACTCATCCACGCTCATCTGCGTCGTGATTGCGATGTACTCAGCTAGTGTGGCGCCGTTCGCGGAGTAAGTCGTGTCGTCCCACTCATAGCTCATCTTCTCTAGGATCGCGTCGCTGAGCACCGGATTGTTGCCGTAGAACGCTTCACGTGCTGCCTGCTCTCGCTTGGTCATGTCCGTCTCTCCTGGCGCCCCTGCGCTCTGTGTTCCAGGTGTGACTTCACTATATACCATCGGTATGAGTCTGTCAATAGGGTTTGGGGGCAATATTGGACGAATTTTCAGACTCGTGGGTGTTGACAACTACATACCTATGGTATATACTGAGGGTACAGCAGCAGGGGAGACAGACATGACGACTCACACCGCGATCACCCTCAGCAAGTGCCAGTGTGGCGAGATCACCCGAACCGAGTGGATCGCGCGATGGTTCGGCGGCTGGGAGGAGTTCCAGGTTAGTCGGTTCGGATGGGAACTCCCCCGAACGGCGATGAAGTCAGTGACCTGCCGCGCTTGCGGCGAGAAGATCGTGAAGGGCACGAAGCGGGTTGTTGGCAAGCTCGGCAAGCAGGAGTGCAACGACAAGTGCATGAGCAGCACGAGCGGCGCGTGCGAGTGCCGGTGCGAGGGTCAGAATCATGGCGGCGGCTACGCCGCCTAGGAGGCGAGATGGACACCTACTACACGAAACTCCCGCTCCGGAAGGTGGTTGAGATCCGCTATGAGGGCGGGCGCCCGGTTGAGGTCTACGAATGCGGCCATGCGTTCTTCGCCCCAATGAACCCGTACTCGGGCGTCAAGAAGGCGAAGCGGCGGCGGTGCGCGTGGTGCGATCCGACCGGCCCCTTCGCCGGAGCGGATAGGCAACGGCAGAATGACATCAGGGACGGGCGCCTCTATGACTGATACGATGGTCCCCGAGAGGGACATGACGCCAGCAGAATTCAGGGGATGGGTCACGCGGCTCGGGCTCTCCGAAAAGGAACTGGCCCGGCGCCTGGACACCACCCAGCCAACGATCAACCGATGGACGACAGGGCAGCGGACGCCGCCGCCGTATCTGTGGCGCGCCCTCACGCACCTGGAGGCCGAGTTGCAGGAGGAGCGCCGCCGCCCGCCCACGCCGCAGGAGAGTCGTCATGAGTGAGCACGTGGTCGGAACCTCGAACATCTTCGACTTCTGGCGGTCGTGGTGCTCCTGCGGCTGGTATCGTGAGCGCAAGACGCTCCGGACTGCGATCAAGGATGCTAATCGCCACCTGGATCAGGCCACAGCTCCCGCCGAGTCGCAGGGAGAACCAGGGGCATGAGCGAAGCACGGGAGGTCGACTACATGAGTCTGATCGACGCTGAGCGGTCACGTCTGAAGGGCGAGATCCGCGTCCTAACACGGGAGCGGGACGACGCCAGGCGACAGGCACTCCTATTCGTTGCCGACGACTTGCGACGAGCCGCTGAGGCGCATCTCAAGAGCGCTGCCATTGAGGGGCGGCGTCTCTATCGCAAGCATCTGGCTGATACCGCACATGTCCTGATCGAGCGCGCTACGTTCTATGAGCAGCAGTCGCAGGATGACACCCAGGAGCCCTGACCGTGCGCCTCGTCGTCCCCACCGTCGTTCAGCTCGACCACTGGTTCTCGCCTGCGTTTGGAGACAGGTGGACGCTGACGCATGAGGACCGCGCGCTCATCACGAGGGCGACGGCATTTGAGGCGCGCCAGGTGGCTAAGGAGATGGGGTGGCAGGTTGAGGGTGTCTCTTCCGAAGATGTCAATGCGTCCCCCGGTGCCCCTCCTGCGCCTCCTGTCCAGGAGGGCGACCAGAGTACCAGATAGGGCGGCAGAGATGAAGAAGGTCTAGGCTGCCCTATCTGGTCAGGCGGTCAAAAGACATCTAGCCTGACATCTTCGGATCGGTTTCGTTCCGTTTTCGGAGCCGAAAGAGCTGCTGTCGGCACCGATTCGAGCAGGTGTGCGCCATGCCTCGTGGCTTGCCTGATCGGGCTACGTATTCTTTGCCACACATGGCGCACGTGTAGGTAGCGCGGGGCCGGAGCGCGGCGAGCGCCCGGCCCAGGTCGGAAGCGTCGGTCATGAGGCGCGCTCCTCTCGTGGCTTCAGTCGTCGTCCGTGCTGCGCCAGCGCTCGCCCAAACTGGTAGCCGCAACGGGTCCGGCAGAACAGTCCGTCGCCGTCCTCTCCGTACGTGCCGGTCGGCGCCGTGACGGCTCGCTGCTTCGTGTAGGGAGCCGAATCACTGCCGCACTGCTCGCACTTGTAGCGACCACTGGCGGGGTCAAGGTAGATAGCCACGTAGCAGCAGCGGGATGTCGATCTCCGGATGCTCTCCGTCTGAAACTGGCCGGTCCACGTTGTGATCTGTCGGAGCTGAGCCCCGCACCATAGACAGGTGCGGGGCTCGTTCGTCGCGCCGTAGTCCTTGTCGCGTGCCATCTCAGACCTCCCGGCCGGCGGCGCAGTCGCCGCGCTCAACGTGCTTGTAACGCATGTGCTGCTCACAATCCAGGCAGACGGGGCGCGGATCGTACGCGCCTTCGATGACTTCGATGGTGCCCTTCGGCCACGGTGCCCAGAGGTTGACTTGACGAATCTCGGTCAGGTTCAGCGTCCCGTGGTCGGTGCGGTCATCGTTGCTGAAAATCTGGTAGAGATTCGGGCGGAACTTCTCTTGCTGAGCGGTGTACCCGAGGACGGCCGGCGGGTTGCCAGGGTAGCTGTAGCGGCAGTTGAAGCAGTCGCAGCCGGTGACGATGGTTGCCATGTGAGGACTCCTTGCCTGTCTGAAGACATCATACCACTAGCGCTAGCGTTACGCAAGGGGTCTAGAGCACCAATCTGACGAATCCGAAAAACTCGTTCAGCGCGACTCGTGCCGCTCGCCGTCCGTACAATGTCTACGGAGCGTGAGTCATGCGGCAAAGACACCGCCCTGCTAAGGCGGCAAGGGGTCACACCTGGCCGGGTTCGATTCCCGGGCGCTCCGCCATCTCCTCGTCCCGCCGGAACGCCTGATCGAGTTCCGCCGCGAGTTCGTCCACCCGGGCCTGCGTCACGCGGAGGGCCCGCTGGTAGAACTTCGCGGTCGTCGCAACGTTCGAGTGGCCGAGCAGAAACGCAACCCGGGGCAGGGCCATCCCCCGGTCCAACAGTAGGGTGGCAGCCGTCGCCCGCATATCTTTCGGCGTGATCCTGGGCAGCCCGGCCGCCGCGATCAACTGGTCAATCGTGACCGAGAACTGGCGCAGCGACAATGGCTTGTCCGTCGTCCGGCCCGGCACCAACCAGACGGATAGCCGATAGTCTCGGACGTGCCTCCGCGCCGCTTCCTCCAGCTCACCGAGTGGGATATCCCTGATCTGCCGCCCCTTCGTGTCGTCCGTCTCGCCGGCCCGATCGCCGGCCGTCGAGCTAATCGTCACGATCCGCCGCCGCCAGTCGATGTCGGCTCGCCTGATCGCCAGCACCTCACCGCGCCGAAGCGCTCGACGGAGCAGCAGCCGGCACGGGAACGACAGATCGGGACGGAGCCGGTCAACCGTCTGGAGGAACCTGTCGGCCTGATTGGCGTCCCAGACCCGCTGTGGCTGCTCCTGCGTGCGCCCGAGTTTGATTCGCCGCACGGGATTGGCCGGCAGGATCGCCGGCACCAGATGGTCAAGCGCCTGGTGGAGCGTAGCGCGCGCTGCACGGATCGTAGAGGGGGCGTACGGGTGTCCTGGGCCATAGGGCACCATGCCTGCCGCCGAGCGCTTACGGCGCCGCCAGGTGGCCGTCTGGAGCCCACTGATAGCCGACATCACGACCTCGTGGGTCAAGTCACCGAGGCGCACGTCTCCGATGGACACGAACAGCAGCACGCGCCGCCGGTAGGCCCGCGCTGTGCGCTGGGGCCACCCCGGCGCGTAGAGACGCCACCAGCGCTCTAGATAGGCACCCAGCGGCTCGCTGAGCGTGGCAGCTCGCGGTGTCGGATTCCGGAGCCGTCGTGCCTCGGCGTCGAGCCATGCCGTCGCCTGCTCGACGGATGTCCACGGGATGCGGCGGCCGGGTGAATAGATGGGCCGGCGGTGGGGGTCGAGGTCCGGAGGAAGGACAACCGCGATACGGCCATCCTTGCGGACGATTACGCTGCCGGTGTTCGGGGCACGGCGTTTCGGCTTCGATGGTGGCTGGCGGGGCATCAGGGCTAGGGCGATTGACGGCCGGGGATTTGCCGCACGCGCCGCTCGGAGATGCTTTCGAGCACAACCACGGCGGCGCTGATGTCGCGCTGCTCTAACGCGGCCAGTGCCATGTCGAGCCGCGCAACGGCTGTTCCGAGTTCTGGCCCCAGTCGACGCTTCAGCAAATCCGGTAAGTCGACATCCATGCTCCCCGTAGGGTGGCCGTAGATGAGCTGATCCAACGACAGGCGTAAAGCGTCGGCAACGGACGCAAGATCGGCCACTTTCGGGTTGCTCACCACGCCGTTTTCGAGTCGGCTGATGTAGGCGCGGGACATCCCTGAAACAGTCCCTACCTGCATCTGGTCAAGGCCCAGTTCTTCGCGACGGTCCGATGCCCGCTGGCCGATGGCGCCGATGTCCAGTTTCACTCGTGGCGGCATGTAACAAAGAGTACCAGTCACGTCAGTCACTCCTATCCAGTCAGTATGAGATTCTAGCGCGACTGGTGTAACTACTTGACACTTTTGGCGCTGTCTGGTATCGTGGACGTAACCAGTTGACAAATAGTTCCACCGAGGCGGATAATGGACGGCATGTACCAGCTCACCAAGCGCGTGTCCGAGGAACTGGCAGCGAAATTGTCCGAGCTACAGGGTGACCGCACTGACGCGGAAATGGGCGCGCTCCTGGGAGTGACGCGCGTCCACTACGCGCACATCAAGGCGGGTCGCCGCCAGATGTCCTACGCCACGGTCAAGCGCGCCGCGCTGCACTTTCCCGAGCTGTACCCAATCGTCGTGCGTGATCTCACGTCAGCGCCCTGTGAGGCGGCGTCATGAAGACCGAGAAGCCCGCCCACAACGCCTACGCCGCGCACGTCCTCGTCTGCCGCGCCGCCGAGCACGGCCGATGGTGTCAGGTCTGTCTGGACCTAGATAAGCAGGCCAGCGCGGAGATGTTCAGGCGGACGGCTGACCGCGCAACGGCGGGAGTGCGGTGATGCACGCCGTGGCCGTGTCGACGTTTGCTGACCTCTTTGACGGGCACTGGTTCGCGGTCAAGGACACTGACCCTCGGCTCTACGCGCTCTATCGGCGGCACTACTCAACACAACACCTTGCCGATGCGCCGAGCCGGCGAGCATTCCGAGCCGGCGGGGCCGTCCCTTCGATTGCTCCCTTTGGCGACTACGTCGCCTTCCTAACGGCAGACGCACAGGCCGCGTGGTTGTGGGTGCGCGCTCCTGGGGGTATCTGGCAAAGCGGAACGCACGGCGTTTCCTGCGCCTTCTTCCGCAATGAAGGCCCGATCCGTTCATCTGATCTGATTCGCGAAGCCTGTGACCTCGCGTGGCAGCGATGGCCCGGCGAACGTCTGTTTACCTATGTCTGGGACGACAAGGTTGCCACGTCGGAGCAGCACGGCCGAGCAAAAGCCGGCTGGTGCTACCGGGAGGCGGGCTGGAAAGTCGCCGGTCGGAATAAAGACGGCCGCTTGACGATCCTTGAAATCTACCCATCGACGGCCAAGGTCTAACGATGGACGCACTGTACATCCAGCCTGCCGCCGCGTCTGCGCGATTCGGCGTCTCCAGGCGAACGCTCGATAGGTGGGCTCGTTTCGGCTGGATCAGCACCAGTCGGGTCGGCCGCGTCCGGCTTTATCGGCTGGTCGACATCCAGCGGGTGATCGACGCGGGCACAACCGCGCCCACCGAAACGCCGATCACGACGCTGGCTCCTGAGCCCACGCTGCCTGAGCAGTGGTGGGTCACCGATTTCTGGGCCGACGCCGACCTGACGGCGGCGGGAAGGGGGCGGCGACGATGAGCGTCACATCTTGCCAGCAGTGCAGCGGCGAGATTGTGCGCCGGGGGTCAAAGGCCGGCCGGTTTTGCTCGCTTGATTGCAAGGGCTCCTGGCAGCGGACTCGGAAACCCGTTGACCGTGAATGGCTGTATCAGCGGTACGTCGTGGACGGATGGAGTACCTATCGGATTGGGCGCGATGTCGGGCGCGATCCGAAGCGAGTGTATGAGTGGCTGACTGATTTCGGGATTCCTACGCGGAAACGCGGTTGGCGAACAGACGCGGATTCTAGCGCGCTGAGTGATCCTGAATGGCTTCAGCGTGAGTATGTCGAGAAGCAACGCTCAACAGGCGAGATCGGCCGCGAACTCGGGATGACTGATGCGAACGTCATCCATTTCTTGCGCAAGCACGGCATACGACGGCGAACGACCAGTGAGGCTCGCGCCGTCAAGCATTGGGGATCATCTGGCGACAAGAACCCGATGTACGGCAAGCGTGGCGCGGCGGTTCCGAGTTGGAAGGGCGGCGTTACCCCACTCCGTCAAGCCTTCTATAGCTCGCCGGAGTGGAAGGTAGCCGCGCAATCCGTCTGGCAACGGGACCAAGGTATTTGTCGTCGCTGTGAAGCTAAGGCTAAAGAGCGAGGCACCTTCCATATCCACCACATCGTTTCGTTCGCGATACGGGCGCTGCGGACCGAGCTGTCGAACCTTGCTTTGTTGTGCAACACCTGTCACCGATGGGTGCATAGCAAGAAGAACGTTGATCGTCTCTTCCTTGGGGAGTGGCGTGAGGAAGGGGGTGAAGGATGACAGTGAAAATCCTATGCGGCGATGCGATGACGGTATTGAAGACTCTCCCGTCTGAGAGTGTTCAACTCGTTGTCACGTCGCCGCCTTGACTTTATTTCGGACTTAGGTCGTATTCGACCGATCCCCAGGTCTGGGGCGGCGATCCGGAGCATGGACATGCGTTCGGCGCCGCCCTGCCGGCTCATAAGCCGACACAGGTACCGCAGACGAAGTGGGCGAACGTGACTGCTGTGGCAGACGGTCAGCGAGCAGAACGCGGCGCCTTCTGCCCCTGCGGCGCGTGGCGCGGCGAACTCGGCAGCGAGCCGACGCCGGCCCTGTTCATCGAGCACCTCGTCTCGATCTTCGATGAGGTGTGGAGAGTTATGCGCAAGGACGCGACTCTCTGGGTAAATCTCGGGGACTCGTACTCGGGGAGCGGGAAGGGGCCGACCGGGCACAACGGGATTGGGGATCAGGGCGAGCGTCAGGGGTTCACGGGAGGGCGCGGCAAGACGAGCATGAAGGTGACTTGTGGCGGTCCGTCTGCCGTGGCGAACGCTCAACAGCGTTCGCTACGGGTTCAGGGCATCCCCGCCAAGAACCTGCTCCTGATCCCCCAACGCTTCGCCATCGCGATGCAGGACAAGGGCTGGATCGTCCGCTCGGAGATCGTCTGGGCCAAGACGAGTGCCATGCCGGAGTCCGTCCGGGATCGGCCCACGTCAGCGTGGGAGCCGATCTGGATGTTTAGCAAGCAGGCCCGGTATTTCTACGACGGGGAGGCGGTCAGGCAGCCGAGAATGGAACCGGGCCGTCCGACTGATGGGTTTCGTACGGGGGGTGCTTACGTTGAGCAGCGAGGATCACAGGATAACGGCGTCCGAAACGTCGCATACGCCAGCAATGGTGATACCCCGACATCGGCAAATCTGAGGAACGTCTGGACGCTCGGCCCGGCCCCATTCGCCGACGCGCACTTCGCCACCTTCCCACCGGAGATTCCCCGCCGCTGCATCCTGGCCGGCACCAGCGAGAAGGGCGCGTGCCCGGCGTGCGGGGCGCCGTGGGTGCGGGTGGTGGAGCGGGAAGCAAACCCGGCCGGCATCCTGGGTGTCGGGAATGGGCGGCACGTCCACGACTTTAACCCGTCTGCCAAAGGCGCACACGTCGATGCAGTGGCCCGGTCTATCGGCTGGCAACCGTCCTGCTCCTGCCCGCCAGCCGACCCGGTGCCCTGCGTCGTCTTAGATCCTTTTCTCGGAAGTGGCACCACAGCCCTAGTGGCCGACCGTCTGGGCCGCGACGCCATCGGCATCGAGTTGAACGAGACGTATGCCCGCATGGCAGAGAAACGGATTTCCGAGGACGCCGGCCCGATGCTCGCGGACGTGGCCGTCGAAATGCCACACCAGGCGTCGCTGTTCGGGGAGGTCGCAGGATGACGCCGTTACTTCGTCGTCTCCGATGCCGCCTGTTCGGCCACCCAGACACCGAGATTCACTGGGGCGGTTGGCGGTCTGATCCCGAATGTGGCCGCTATCGCGTGGTCAAAGAAGTGTGCGTGCGATGCAGTGCCGTGCTTTCACACCGGCTGCTGATGGAGTCGGATCTGATCCATCGCACGAGCGACGCCTGAATAGCAAGACGCCTCCTGGGAGAAACAGGAGGCGCCGAAGGAGAGGAACCGTGGACCCTGCCGACTGCCGACTGAATGATAGCGCATCCGAGCGCCAGGAACGCCTCAACGACTGGGCACGCGAAGCCGCTCTGTGCCTGATCGAAGGCCACCCCAGACTCGCGCTGGTCTGCTGGGACATGATCGCCCGCATCCGCCGCGAGACGGAGATCACGCGGAGCGACGCATCGTGACCAGAATCGCCTGGCACATCGCCCTGATCGGAATGCTGCTGGTGGCGCTATGTGTGGACGGCTGGATGGGTGCTGAGATCGGATTGGGGACGGTGCGATGATGCGCGTCGTCACTGTCCATGAACCGCCAACGACACGCCGAGAGACGGCCGGCGACCGCATCGAACGACAACGCCTCGGTTTGGGATGGACACAGGCTGACCTGGCCGAGCGCGCTTCAATCAGCCAGATGACCATCTATCGCGCCGAGACGGGCCACGCAGTGTACGCCTGGGTGCTGGCGGCTATTGCCGAAGCGCTCAACGTCAGCATGGACTGGTTGTGGCGCGGGGAGGAAGCGCTGTGAACCGACTTGACCGCGACACCTTCTGGTTCGGCCTCGCTGCGCAGTACGCGACGCGGGCCACGTGCCCGCGCGCGGCGATCGGTGCGATTTTGGTCAAGTTCGACCGCCTCTGTGGAGCCGGCTTTAACGGCGCTCGCCCAGGTCAGCCGCATTGCCTGGAGCGCAACCAGACGCTTGAGCAGCACTTGGCGCTCGATCACTGCGGGTGGGCCGTTCACGCCGAGCGCAACGCGCTCTATAACGCGCTGATCCCGGCTGACGGCGCCACGCTCTACGTGGTCGGCCCACGCCCGATCTGTCCTGACTGTCGCGACTACTTGCGCAGTCGGGGCGTTGACGACATCCGCTATTCGTACGGCGTTCCATCGCTCGACACCCTCGCTCGCGACATCCGCGCATGGCAGGCCCAAACGTTTCCGCTGGCTACCCCGTCGTCTATCGCAGAGCACCTACGCCGCGAGGCTCAGGAGTTGGCAGAGGCGCCCCTGAGCCCCGAGGAGATCGCAGACATTTTTCATCTTGTCATTGCGGCGGCCGAAACCAACGGATACGACCTCGCAGATATCGTTGGACGCAAGTTCACAGAGAACGTCGCCCGACGATGGCAGTCACCAGATGAAGCCGGCGTCGTGGAGCACGTCCGATGACTGACCGACCACCTCTCTACCGAACGGTCACGCGCCACGACATCTCCTGCCTTCACTGCGATCGTGCTGCCGGCTATCTCCAAGAGGGAGTCGCCTACGACGTGGCCCGCGAGCATGCGGCGTGCGTCCGTCGTGGACGCTGCCCCTGGTGCAGCGGGCGGCTCCTTCTTGCGAATGAGCGTCCCCACACGTTCTACCGACCGCTGACGGCAGAGGAGATGCGGCCGAACGGCCGGGGGCGTCGTCCAGACCGGACGGAGCCGCCGTGCGCACCAGCGTTGTGCCTGCGTCCTGGTCCCGGCGGCGGGCCGTGCTCGATGTGCCGAGCCCGGCGAGCCAGGGGGGCGGTGGCATCGTGAACGCAACAGAGATCAAGGCGCGCCGGCTGGCGTACCCGCTCACCCCCACCGACCTGGCAAAGCGGCTCGGCGTTAGTGCGAACGCGGTCCGTGCATGGGAGCGCGGTGACCGTGTGCCGGTAGGACCGAGTAAGGCCGCGCTGGAGCGCCTCTTCGCGAAACGCGACGGGTGTTTCTGTGTGTGCCACGGTGGCGCCCCCAATTCTCGGCAGGGCGTTCGGGCATGGAGTGACGCCGAGATTGCCGATCTCAAGCAGCTCGTACAGGAAGGAAAAAGCCCCGACGAGATCGTAGAGATTCTGGCGGCAACGCACGGTTTTCGGCGTTCGCGTGTAGCGATCACGGATCGGGCAAGCCGCCTTGGACTGTCGCTGTATGTACATCAGTTCAGCGCAACCGAGGCGGCCAGGGAACTCGGTGTGAGTCGCCGCCGCATTGACCAATTGATCGGGCGGGGGGAACTCCGCGCCCGGCGTCATATCGGGCTCTATCGAGGGCGTGTGAGCCACTGGTGGCGCATCGAGGCTGCTGATCTTGAGGCGTTCGCCGCCGCGAATCGGGGGCAGGCCGTATGACCGCCCGCATCGATCGCATCGTGCCACGGACCGTCGTCGAATGGGTTGACCCAGCGCTCGTGTTCGCCTTCGACGTAACTGACCACTGGTCCGAGCCGCCTGACGTGGACACGCTCGCAGCACTGATCGCCGTGGCTCGGGTCTGCGAGCAGTTCCAGCGTGAGCGGGAGGCCAATGATGCCTGACCAACCTCTACCTGTCGCCGGCGGTGTCAGCGTCACGCCGGTTGCGCGCGCCGAGTTCCTGCGGATGCTCCTGGAGCGCGAGGTGAAGGGTGTGGCGACGTACGGCATGTCACTCACCACGAACAACGGCCGCGACGTGTTCCGCGATCTCCTTGAGGAGTTGATCGACGCCTGGCAGTACGCGATTCAGGCGCTCCTGGAGACTGAAGAGTTGGCAGCCGAGAACGCCGCCCTGAAAGCCGAGTTGATCCGATGCCGGGGGGAGAGACATGACGCCTGACCGCTCAACGCTGGACGAACGCTCGCATAACGTCTCGCAGATTGCGGTGCAATTGGAACTGCCCGACTCGGGATGGGGCGCCGAGGGATCGCGGGCAAGTGTTGAGCGGGTGCGGGCTGCCCGGCGGATTGCGTTTGTCCGCTGGTGCGCCGAGGTGGGGGAGATTAGTGATGGCGGTTGACATCGACTACTGCGACGCTGAGGCCCAGGCCGATCCGCGCTATCAGTACGCCGAGGCGACGTTCAACCCGGCTCCCGGCACATGGGCACCCGACTGCGGCCACCCAGCCTGTGTCGCGGATGACGATGTCTGCGTCACGTATGGCCCAGGTGCCGGACACGAGTGGGATTGCCCGGTGGCGACGTGCCGGCTGGACACGGCAAGTGCGGCGTGCGGCTTTGCGCCCGGCCACGATGGTGATCACTCCTGGGCGCTACCGCCGACACCAGAGGCCCGCCTCGTTCCGTACGAAGCGCCGAGGATTGAAGCCATCCTGATCCAGGTCGTGCCAGAGGACGACGACACCCCGCGCGTCGGGCAGCCGGCGGAGGCACCGTGAGCATACACATCTCGATTGGTCTGACCGCCCTACCGCCGTACTGCATCGTCGGGCGGAATGACCTGAGTCAGGAGCCGCTGTGGTTCCTGGAGGTGTGGCCGATGAAGAACGGTAACGAAGAGGCGGTGACGTTCCTGACCGATTCGCTTGACGACCTGGATACGCTCTGGCAGGCGATCCGCAGCGCCGTTGATCGTCGGCGGCAGGTTGAGCAACCAGTGAGGGCATCGTGATCGCCTGGGAAACCATCTGCCGCCAGTGCTGGCACTGGTTCGACCGTCCTGGCCGCCGTGGCCCGATCCCCCGCTGGTGCAGCTTTGCCTGCCGTCAAGCCGCGTACAGGCGCAGGAAGCGCGAGGCGGCCTCGTGATCTCGAACCCCGACTCCATCGCCGCCGCGCTCCACCCGTGGATTGCCCTGGTGGGGCTTACGTGCAGCGTGCTGAGTTTGACGCTCGCCGTCCTCTCGCTCACTGTCTCCTGGTGTCTACGCCGCCCACCACGCACCACGGTGCTGATGGCGCTGCTCATGGCCTCCATCAGCACCCCGATCAATGCGTACTTCGCCTGGATGTCCTGGTCGTGAGCGGGAGATGGGGAGGGGCGTCAGGCGGGTGGGGATTTGCGCGATCCCCGGGGGCGGCCAACCTTCGGGTGGTGCGTCTCCCGGAACCGATCGAGGACGGACTCTTTGACCAGGTACGTCTTGCCATACAGGTCAGCCGTCAGTACCCCGCGAGCCGCGAGTTGCCGCAGCCGGCGCTGCGTGTAGCCGGTGATCTCGGACGCCTCGGCCAGCGTAAACAACCGCTCCTCCCCCATGCCGGGCGATTGTATGCGCCCGCGTTTGGATTCTACCAGAGGGTTGTACCCATATAGGAAGAATTCGTATACTTCCCGTGTAGGAAAAACAGGGAGGAAGTGACTCTTACCCGCTTCGTAACGCAGACCTGGGCGGCAGCCCATTCGAGCAGGATTGACGACACATGGTGACGTTTGGCGCAGTGAAGGAACGCGAGTTTTCGCTCATCGAGGCTGGAGAGTATTGCTTGACCCTCAACGAGCTGGAGGAGTCGAGCGGCCAGTTCGGGGATCGCATGATCTGGAAGTTCCTCGTAGCCCCGGTCAGCGATCCGACGAACTACATCAACAAGCGGAAGGACGGCACGGGCGACGAGAAGGACGTGTGGGTCTTCACCGATCCGGACATCATCCTCGGCTCGATTCAGCACGAGTTCGTGGAGAAGCTCACCGAGCGACCTTTTGCAAAAGGCTCCGAACCGCCCGACGAAGACGATCTGATCGGGCACCGCATCATCGGCTACATCACGCACTACGTCCCGAAGAAGGGCAAGAACGCGGGCACGAAACAGGAGCAGGTTGTGGCCGGTTCGATCAAGCCGTTCAAGGGGCCGTCCAAGACCGTAGCCCGTGCGGTTGAGCCTGACCCCAACGCCGCCTCGTCGCAGAACGGTGACGTGGAGCGCGCCGAGCTGGTCGAGGAAACCAGGAAGCAAATCCGCAAGGCGACCATCCTCGATCTCGAACACGCCGAGGCGTGGGCCGCGATCGATCTGGAGGGACTGACCCACCAGGAACTCCGCGACGGCCTCCAGACGATCAAGGAAGCCATCGCGGCGGCGTAGGTTCGTTGCCCCACTCTCGTACAGCGAGCGCGGTTGTCGTGGACCGGGTGGGGCTCCAGAAAGAAACCAGGAGAAGCAGCGATGCCAGCGTGTAGGGGTTGCGGAGCGGCGGTGACCTTCGTCCTGACGAAGAACGGCAAGCACATGCCGACCGATCCGGACGGGAAAAGCCACTTCGCCTCGTGCCCGCAGGTCAAGACGTCCAGGCGCCCGGCGCTGCCGAAGGACACGTGCCACACCTGCGGGTCACGGAACGTGTTGCAGGCGCCTGGTATGGGTCCGCATGCGGCTGGTTTGCGTTGCCTCGACTGTCGTGTGTTTCGCTGGCTCCGCGCGAGTGATGTGACGGGATGATGCCTGCGCCTCGCGCCTCGTCAATCCCCCGCGCCATGCGCGAGACGGACCAGTGGGTCGTCTGGAAGCTGGAGCCGTCACCGAAAGACCCGTCGAAACTGACAAAAGTTCCCTACAGCGCACACGACGGGTCGAACGCCTCCAGCACCGATCCGAAGACCTGGGCGACGTTCAAACAGGCGCTCCTCTTCCACCTCGACAACGAGTGGACGGACGGCGTCGGCATGGTGGTCTGCGACGCGGACGACTTCGTTGGCATTGACCTCGACCACTGCCGCGATCCGGACACGGGCGCGATCGAGCCGTGGGCGCAGCATGTTGTCGAGACCGTCAATAGCTACACCGAAGTCACGCCGTCGAATGCGGGGCTTCGGATCTTTGCGCGTGGGACGTTGCCGCCGTCCGGCCGCAAGCGCGGCGACTTCGAGATTTACGAGAACGGGCGCTACCTGACCGTCACGGGACAGCATCTCGAAGGAACGCCGCTCACCGTTGAGACGCGCGAGCTGGAGATCCGCCGCGTGCATCGCGAGGTCTGGCCCGACGCAGGCAAGCCGAAACCGGCCGATCGGCCGTCGCCGCAGCCGACCAACCTGGCCGACTCGGAGCTGTTAGAGAAAGCCAACGACGCCGTCAACGGTGCGAAGTTCGCGGCACTCTGGAGCGGCAGCACGGCCGGGTATCCGTCGCAGAGCGAGGCCGACATGGCGCTCTGCAACCTGCTGGCGTTCTGGACGGGCGGCGACGCGGGGCGCATGGATCGCCTGTTCCGTGCCTCCGGACTGATCCGTCCGAAGTGGGACGAGCGTCACTACGGCGGCGGGCAGACATACGGCGACCACACGATTGAATCGGCCATCGACAACGCGACGGAGTTCTACAAACCGCCGCTGATCGGACAGAGCCTCGGTCGTATCGGCATGAACGGAGCGACGACGACCAATCCTCCGATTGATGCCAGCAGCGGCGCCGAGGAAGCGCTGGAGGTCCGTGCGTTCACTGATACCGGGAACGCCGAGCGACTGGTCGACCAGTACGGCAAGGACATCCGCTTCTGTCACCCGTGGGGCGTCTGGCTGCATTGGGACGGGCAACGCTGGAAACGCGACCAGACGGGCACCGTGCGCCGCTGGGCAAAGATCGTGGTCCGATCGATCTACGGCGAGATCGCGGTCGCGGCCACAAAAGAGCAGCGGACGCTGATCTGGAAGCACGCCAACAAGAGCGAATCGGCGGCAGCTCGTGCGTCGATGCTGAAACTCGCGGAAGCTGAGAACGGCATCCATATCGAGCCCGAAGAGATGGACCGCGACCCATTCCTCCTCAACGTCCTGAACGGAACGCTTGACCTTCGGACGGGACATCTCCGACCGCATAACCAGGCCGACAACATCACAAAGCTCGCGCCTGTGATGTACGATCCGGATGCCGAGTGTCCGACGTTCCTGGCGTTCCTCGACCGCGTACTTCCCGATCTGGAAGTCCGTCGATTCCTGCGGCGAATGACCGGCTACGGGATGACCGGGATTACCTCAGAGCAATGCCTGGCGTTCTTCTACGGCGGCGGCGCCAACGGCAAGTCAACGTACCTCGACGTGATCCACGACATGCTCGGAGACTACGCCCAGACGGCGGCGCCTGACCTCCTGACATCGCGCGGCGGTGACCGTCATCCGACTGAACTGGCCGACCTCTTCGGCGCGCGGTGGGTGTCGTCTATTGAAGTCGATGAGGGAAAACGCCTGGCCGAAACTCTGGTCAAACAAATGACGGGCGGCGACAAGATGAAAGCCCGTTTCATGCGGACCGATTTCTTCCAATGGACTCCGACGCATAAGCTGCTACTGGCGGCAAACCATAAACCGGAGATTCGTGGGACCGATTACGCCATCTGGCGCCGTATCCGACTCGTTCCGTTCACGGTGACGATTCCAGAAGGTGAGCGCGATGGGAACCTTGGCGAGAAACTGCGCGCGGAGTTGCCGGGCATCCTGAACTGGGCCATCGCGGGGTGCCTGGAATGGCAACGGTCCGGGTTAGGCATTCCGCAGACGATCCGTGATGCGACCGAGGAGTACCGCCAGGAGCAGGACATTCTGGCCCGATTCGTTGAGGAGAAATGTGTAACCGATCCGCAAGCGTGGGTTGCATCTGGAGTAATCTACGCGGTCTATGTCGCGTGGTGTAAGGGGGGTGGAGAGGAGCCAATTAGCAACACGGCGTTTGGAAAACGCTTGACGGAGCGCGGATGCTCTGCGGGTCAGCGGCCGAGCGGAGAGCGAATCAGGACGGGAATCCGCCTCTTGGGGCCGGACGAACAGCCATGATCTGCGGGTTTTCTGCGGGTTGGTCTATCTGGTGACTGCGGGTTCTGCGTCAATTTCCGCATAAACGGCTTTCTATATCTTACGTAAGACCGTTTATATGGAAAAACGCGCAGAACCAGCAGACCCGCAGAAAAGACAAAAACAGCGACATGGAGAGTTGTGAATCAATGGCGGGGCTGTTTCGCGGAAAAGTCAAAGAAGGCCGGGCACGAAAAACGTCTAGGCGCCGTCGTCACAGTGCGCTCTACACGTCGTACATGCAGTCCGAAGCGTGGAAGGCGCTACGGCAAACCATGATCGACATCACGGGGTGCTGCGAGCGTTGTGAACTTACGGACGAAGTCACCATGTTAGAGGTTCACCATCTGACGTATGAGCGTCTCGGGCACGAGGATCTCGATGACCTTCAGGTGCTCTGTCCGCCGTGTCACGTCATTGCCGATGCCGAGCGCGCGCAGGAAACACAGAACGACTTGGAGTTCCGGCGGCTTGATGGGTGGGCGACGAAGGTATACGGCCCGGACTGGGAAAACGATCCGGGATACGCGGACGCCGAGGAAGCCTTCGAAGAATGGCTGGAGAGCCGTTCATGACATACCGTGGCTACACCATCGATGGCGAGCGCCTACCGTCCGTCACGACGGTCATCAGCCAGACGTTGCCTAACCCCGGCATCGCAGCCTGGAAGGCCCGCGTAGGGGACGCCGAGGCTGCCCGAGTCAGCAAAGAGGCGACCGATTGGGGAACGGGGATTCACGCGCTCGTGGAAGCCGTGAATCGTGGCAACCGACAAAGCCTGACGGGTGATGAGCTGTTACTCGTGTACCCGTACTCGACCTGGCTGGACGCTAACGTTGAGTTGGTCATCGGCACCGAGAAGCTCCTCGTCTCACGGCAGTACGGATACGCCGGAACGACGGACGCTATCGCGGTCATGGCGGGTGATCGGTACCCGGCCATCCTGGACTTCAAAACGTCGAAGACCGCGCTCGGCGCCGAGGAGTGGCGGCTTCAGACGGCGGCCTACTGCATCGCGGCCGAGGAGCATCTAGGGCTCGTGTGCCGGCGCCGAATTATTGTCAGGTTGTCACGCATGGAACCTGACACGCTTCACGTCCACGAATTGCCCGAGGATGAGTTGGAAACAGATAAGACGTGTTTCCTAGCGTTGCTTCGGGTCTGGAAGTGGAAGCAGTCGACGGGTGAGATTCACGTGCCGAAGTCGAATTCGATTGGAAGAATCAAATTCAACGGGAGGCGAGCATGACCACCCACCACGTCACGATCACCGAACGCGAAACCCTCGCCACCGACGACGGCCGATTCGCCTACCGCGCCGCCTGTACGTGCCGATGGCACGGCTGGGCCGTGTTTGCCCAAGAGCAAGCGAAGATTCAGCGGGACCGCCACCTCGAACAGGCCGAGATTGACGCGCGGACGCTGGATGAGGCGAGGAAGGGGGAGGGGGAGGACAGTCCGATGAGGGCGCTGTCACTCTGGCAGCCGTGGGCGAGTCTTGTCGCCTGGGGCGCCAAGACGATCGAGACTAGGAGTTTCAGCACGTCTTACCGAGGCTGGCTGGCGATCCACGCCACCAGGGCGTTCCCCGAGGACGCGCAAGTGATGTGCCACGAGGAGCCGTTCAAGACGGTCCTGAAGGCGCACGGCATCAGGCTGCCGGCTGACCTGCCGCGCGGCGCCATCATCGCGGTTGCCCGTCTGGTGGACTGCCGCAAGACCAGTGACGGCAAGCTCGCGTCGTGGCTGGCCGACTTGACCGCGCAGGAGCGGGCGTTCGGCAACTACGCGCCCGGCCGCTTCGGTTGGTTGCTGACGAACGTGCAGACCCTACCCGAGCCGATCCCAACTCGCGGCTATCAGATGCTCTGGGATGTCCCTGCCGATGTGCTGGCGCAGATCAACGCGCAGTTGGCGTTGCCGGCCTGACATGCCTACCAACCGCGTACGATCCACAGAAGCCTCAAAATCGCCGCTCACGCCCTCTACGCGGTCAAAAGTCCAGGGGGTGCTATCTCCAGACCTGAAAACGGTTTTGAAGCCCCAGAAGCCCAGAAAATACCGAAACGAGCCCGTCGAGTTCAACGGTCTTAGATTCGACAGCAAGGCCGAGCGGGATCGGTACTGCGTGCTGGTGTACGAGGAGAAGAACCGACGGATTCGCGATGTGGAAGTCCACCCGCGATTTCCGCTGGTGATCCACGAGCAGAACTGCGGCGTGTACGAGGCCGACTTCGCCTACATCGACGCAGCGACGGGTGAGCGGGTCGTTGAGGATGTGAAGTCGCCGGCGACGCGGAAACTCGCTACGTACAGGCTCAAAGTGCGGATGGTATGGGCGCTCTACGGGATCAGGATTCGGGAGGTCGTATGACCGCACGCCCGTGGCTGGCGACTGAGGAGGGGTAGGGGAGCGAGGGATGAGAGACGAGTCTGAGACGGGACGGATGTTCGCGGTCGACCCGCACAAGGTCGCTGATGTTGCGATCAAGGTTCAGCAGGAGTACATCGCAAAACTGGAGGCTGAAAACGCGGGACTCAGGCAGGCCGGCAGCGAGTTGGCAACGTGGCTCCAGATGTGGGTTGACAACCACCCGGAGACAGCGCCGTGCTACAGCATCGCAGCCCTGGAGCGGTGGCGCGCGCTCGTGGACGTGCTGGCCGGCCAGGGGCCGACGTAGGTGAGCGGGCAACCGTTGCTCCCGCGCTGCACCGTCTGCCGCCAGCGTTTGCTGTGCGTCGACGGGCCGGAGGTTGTGCCGATCGGAGCAAGCCGAATCGTCCGCGTTGATCGTGAGACGGGCACCGTAACGATTCAGTGCGTGTGCGGCGCGGTGAGGGATTGGGAAGTACCGAGGATCAGGACGTACGGACGGTGATCTGATACACTGATTCTCGACTACGGGTGGTGAATTCCGCCCGGACATAGCGCACGAGGCATCTCGTCATCGGCTCACATGAGCCGGCGGTGGGGTGCCTTTTCTTCGTTTTAGGGGCAGGAAGGCAGCGCGAATGATCGAGGCTCTCATCATTGCCGTGGTCGTGATCGCGGTCATCTTCGCCATTGCCCATATTCTCGTGCGGTACACGCCGATCCCGGGCGAGATCGTCTGGCTGGTGTACCTGATCGCCGCACTGATCGCGATCCTGATTCTCTGGAGAGTCATTAGCTCGGTTGTTGGGCCGCTGCCGTGACCCGCCGATACAAGGCGCTCCGCGTGATGACCCGTGGCGGCGGCCGGGCGAAGTGGCGGCGCCTGGTGCGGCACCGGAAGGCGCGGTAGACGTAGGTGTTGTGACAGCAAATGACAGCGCTTTCAACTGGTCCCGGCGGACTGAGCGAGCAGCCCTCCTGGTTGCTCAGGATGAGCAGACGGACACGGCCATTGCCGCATCAGTTGGCGTCAGCCAGGTCACCATTGAGCGATGGAAGCGGCACCCCGAGTTTGCAGGCCGTGTCCAAGAGCATCGCGACCTCTGGCGAGAGCAGATCGAGGCCAAAGGTATCGCGGATCGCCAGAACCGTGTCGACGCGCTCAATGACCGCTGGCATCGGATGCAGCAGGTGATTGAGGAGCGGGCGTCTGACCAAACGACAGCGCATGTCGCTGGCGGGTCGACTGGCTTGATCGTCCGTGATGTCAAGGGCGTTGGTAAGGGTGACGACTTTCAGCTCATTGACATCTACAGCGTCGATACAGGGTTACTGAGGGAACTGCGCGAGCACGAGAAGCAGGCCGCGCAAGAGCTGGGGGAATGGTCCGAGAAGCGGGAGATCAGCGGCCCCGGCGGCGATCCGATCGAAGTCCGCGCTCGTGACTACCGAGAAGGGCTCGCGCCGTTCTTGCCGCCGGCGGACGACGATGCCTAGCATCGTGCTCGATCGGGTGCCGATGCTCCGTCCCGATCAGGCCATCATTGCCCGTCATCCGGCCAAGCGCAAGGCTGTTTGCATGGGGCGCCGATGGGGCAAGACTGTCCTCGGTCTCGTGTTGGTGCTCTCAGCGTTGCTGCAAGGGCTCAGGGTAGCCTGGTTGGTCCCCACCTATCGCAACTCTAATCCGCTCTGGCGAGCCGTTGAGTCGGCGTTGGCGCCGCTCCGGAAAGCTGGGCGGGCGAAGCTCAATCGCTCGGAGCGGTACGTCGAGTTGTGGAATGGCGGATTCCTGGGTGTCTACACCGCCGATAACCCTGATGCCATGCGCGGCGAATGGTTTGACCTCGTCGTGACGGACGAAGCCTCGCGGGTGCCCGAAGCCGTGATTGAGGAAGTGGTTGAGCCCACGTTAGCCGATGCCGATGGCGATCACGTCGCGATCAGTACGCCGTTCGGCAAGAACTGGTTTTATCGGCTCTGGCAGCGCGGCCGAGAGGACGGCGAGTACACCGCCGCGTTCCGGGCGCCATCGTCGGCCAACCCAATGCCGACGATCCGTAAGGCGTACGACCGGGCGCGGATGATCTTTGGTGAGGACTCGAACACCTTCCGTCAGGAGTGGGATGCGGAGTTCGTGGACAGCGGCGCCGTCGTCTGGCTTCGGGAGTGGGTCACGCGCTACAGCCTGGATGACGACGACATGGACCGTCGCGTTATCGCTCGCATGCTGTCGTATGACACGGCGAACAAGGATAAGAACACCAACGCTTACAGCGCGTGCGCTGTGATTGAACTGCTCTCGGACTACCGCGCTCGCTTGCGTCACGTTTGGCGCGAACGGCTCTTGATGCCAAAACTGGTGGCCCGAGTCCAGGGTGATGAGACAACGACCGGCGATATCGTCCGCTGGAATCACGATGGCAAACTCCAGGCCGTCGTGATCGAGGATCACGCCTCCGGCACTGGGCTCTATCAGACCATGATGGATGCTGGCTCGCCGGCGCTTCAGAACATGCTTGTTGCGTTCCGTCCGACCGGCAGCAAGGATGAGCGCTTTGGACAGGCCGGCGTCTGGGTCAAGAACGGCGCATTCCTGGTGCCGAGTCCGTCCGATCAGACGCGCTGGCTCCATACCTGGGAGTCGGAAATCTTCGAGGAAGATGAGTTCAAGGATCAGCGAGACGCCACGGCACAGGGCATCCTGTACTGGGAACACTTGCTGGCCGAGGGCCACCGCGCCAGAATGGGCCACGCCGCATGAGGCTTTACAGCATGACCAGAGACGGCGCCTGGCGCGGCTATACACGCGAGGCGTTCCGAGAGTTGCGGCATGGCCGAGACGTGCGCTGGGCGCTTCGGACACTCTGGAAGATGCTTGGTCCGGGTCTTCATATCGGCATGATGTCGTATGAGGCCCGGTTTGGCCCGTTCATCCTTGCGCATTGGCGTGGCGGTGAGCAGCGTTGGAAGATTGGCGCATGAGCCTACAAGCGGTCCTGTCGCGCTACCCAGAATATGGTAAAATTGTCGCAGTAATGCCGGGCGCTGTTGTAGCAGCCCCGGCCCGAACTAGCCTGTTGTGGAGGCCAGTTGCGGTGAGTGTACCACCGACTGGGCGAGCGTGCGTTGCTTGCGGTGAATGGAAGTCAGCCGAGCACTTCTACGGACATAAGCGGGGTATCAACGGACTCACAGGTCGTTGTAAGTCCTGCTACCGAGTATACCAGCAGGCTTGGCGTGAAAATAACGCCGCGCTGATGCGAGAGCGCACAAGAGCATACAACCGGCGACATCGAGCCAAAAATCCTCGTTTGGCTGTTCAGCGGGCTCAGGCATACCGAGCCGCGAACTACGTTACGGTGATGGCTCGCGAAGCTCGTTTCCGAGAAGAGAATCGGGAGCGTTTGTTAGCTCGCCGCCGCGAGTTGAGGCAGCAGGCGCGGGAACGCTACACCGCGTATCACTACGCCTGGATCGCTCGCCGGAAGGCGAATGGCGGATCGTTTACGTCGGAAGAATGGGCGAGGCTTTGCAGCTTCTACGGCGGAAGGTGTCTCGCCTGTGGCCGTGTCGCGAAACTGACGGTTGACCATGTTGTGCCGGTATCGCGTGGCGGCTCGGACGACATCAGCAATCTTCAACCGCTCTGTGGCCCGTGCAATTCCCGAAAGGGGAACCGGCGGATTATCGACTACCGTCCGTTCTCGTCACTGCTCGACGGGAGTTGTATGTGTCTGTCCTGACGAGTCTGCAAGGGTTCTTTGGAGGGGCATCAACGAGCCTCAATGGTTCGGCCTATCCGTATCGTGCGCACGTTGCATCACGAGTTACGGCGCAGGATCTCCCGCCCAGGGCGTTGTATGACTTCTTGAAGACGATGTATCTTTCGGTGGGCGCTTACGATGACATGCGTTTGGGGTGGGCTGCGACCGGCTACAGCTCGCCGTCACTCAAGGCGATCAGAAACCCCGTTACCGCCGTTGTGGACGTTCTGGGCTCCAAGTTGTATCCCGAGCCGCTGACGGTTACCACGCCGCGTACGCAGGGTTTGACGAGTCAGCAAGAGCGGCAACAGGCCGAGCAGGACGACCCGATCAAGGCGGCCATCGATCAGGTACAGCTCTGGTCAAACTGGGGACGCGCCAAGCGCAAGCACGCCAGATGGGTCAGTCTGTACGGTGAGGCGTTCATCAAGGTCGTGGCCGATCCGATCGCTGGCCGCGTCTACTACGAACTGATCGAGCCGCAGTACGTGACGGATTACAGCATCGACGTGCGCGACTTCATCACCAGTATCCGCCTCGACATCCCGCAGTGTGACGTGGACCGAAACGGCAGGCGACATTGGGTCCATACCGAGGCGTGGGACAAGGATCTCCAGAGCGTCCGCATTTGGCGTACGGACGGCATGCTCGATAGCGTGACGAATCGTTCACTGGACGACCTCGGTACACCCGTCATCGAGATGTCTCTCTCAGCCTTTGGCATCGACTTCGTGCCGATCTGCCGTGCGCCGTTCCGTGAGATTGATGACGGTCGTGCGCTCGGCGCCGTACAGCCGGCGTTAGAAGCCATCATCGAGGGCGACCTGTCAGCCACCAATCTGCATAGCCTGGTGTTCTCGGACCTGGCCGGCGCGAAGGTGCTCAAGAGCATCGGCAATGACGCGACCGGGCGTCCGTTCGCGCCGCCCCAGGTTGCTGCCGCCAACGCAGACGGGCAGAACGGCCGACAGACGGACAACACCGTCCTTGTCGGCAAGCGTGAGTTCTGGCGCCTGCCCGGCAACCAGGAATTGCAGGATGTGATTCCGAACATCAATTACGCCGCCGCGCTCGCTATCCTTCAGGATCATGACCAGCACCTAGAGCGATTGCTCCCAGCATTGGGCTATATCCGTATCAGCGAAATGTCTGGTGGCGACCTGTCCGGCAAGGCGATCACGTACAAGATGCGCGCCTTTGTGGATCAGGTCGAGGAAGGACGGAGCAACGTCCTGGCCTGCCTGAAGCAAGCCGACATGATGGCGTTGACGATGGGGCAGGCGGCCGGCATCTTCTCGGATCTCGGATCGTTCGAGGCTGGCGACTTCGAGCATTCCTACCAGGACGAGCCGATCCTTCACATTTCGACGCTGGACGAGGCCGAGGAAGAACGTACCAGGGCACAGGCTGCGCAGGCGTACGCGGCGGCTGGCATCCCGATGTCGGTCATTCTCACCGGACCGCTGGAGATGACCGAGGATGAGGCCGCTGAGGTCGTGGACGAAGCGACGGCAGAGGCAGAGCAAGCCTTCCAGCAGCAGCAAGAGCTGGCAGCCGCACAACCGGCACCGGGAGATGGCAATGGCCCGCCTCAGTGACGCACAGAAGCGTCTGACCGCTGCGCAGGCCCGTAAGCGCCGTGCTGCGCTTGGCCCGCCCCTGCGTCTCGATGATGCTGCGATTGCCACAGCTTCCGTGGTCGGGCCTGCCGATATGCCAGAGGTTGAGGCGTTTACTCGCGCCACGGCTGGCGAGCGCGGCGCGGCGCTGCTGGAGGCACGGTGACTCGCTACGTGATGGCAAAGAAGCGCGATACCACCAGTGGTATCGCCTACGATGACGATTTCTGGGTCGATGCCGGTCAGCTCGGCTCGGTCCATGACCTTTGTGGCGAGGGTGACGATGACGAGCCGGCCATCCTCGTACCCGATGGCAATGGCGACTATCGCGAGCATCGGCCGGAGACGCGACGGAGGCTCGGTTTTTAGATGGCGCTTTCGTTCGACACGGCGACGGGACGCTACCGCGATGCCGCTACGGGGCGTTATGTGTCCGACGCCTCGGTCAGGTCCGTCGTGGACAGCATCGCGGACGGTGCCTCCGCGCGGATGGCAGCGGCGTCGGAGCGGATGTTGGCCGGCGACATGCTCCTGGCGGAATTCCAGTCCACGATGATGCGCGAGGTCAAGCTGTCACAGCTCGCAGCCAGCACGATCGCGCACGGCGGGCAAGCTCAGATGGGCTTCAGCCAGTACGGCGCGGCCGGCAACGCCATCAGGGTGCAGTACGACTACATCCGTCAGTTTGCAGCGCAGGTTGCCGATGGCACGCAACCGCTCAACGGCTCGCTGATCGCCAGGGCGAAGCAATACGGACAGGCATCGCGCGTGACGTATTCCAAGGAGTACGGCCGCGATCAGATGCAGCGCGGTTACGCCTTCGAGCGGAACATCCTCGGGGCCGCTGAGCATTGCTCGCTCTGTCCGGATCTGACGACGCGCGGGTGGGTGCCGATTGGCTCGCTGCCGTCAGTCGGCAGCCGTCCGTGCAGATCAAACGATCGTTGCCACATCGTCTACCGCAAGGAGCAGCCCGCCTCTGTGGCGGCGTAGGGAGGAATCATGGACGTACGGACGCGCCATACTGCGAAGGACTACGGGCGGCTCATGGCCGGTATCGGCCTGTTGCTGCTCGGAATCTTCTTCGCGGTGCTGGTCTGCTGGATGGTGCTCTCAAAGCAGGACAGCAAGCTCTATGAAGCCGATAACGTGGTCTGCGTCTCGCAGCCATTCAGCGTGCAGTGCTTCGAGCGGAAGCCACGATAACGCAGTAAGGGAGGTGATCCGACGTGGCTGACTTCACGACGATGCGTTTTGAACTGAATACTAACTCCAACGCTTCGCCAACATGGACGACAGTGCCGGCGTCTGGCTCGGGTACTGGTCAGGAGTTGCGGTTCTCTGATGTCAGCACGGCGGGCTCTACCGCTTCTGCGTCGTGGCCATTTGTAACGCGCCCGACTTCGGGCACCGCCGGCGTTGACTACCTCTACGTCTTCACGGCTGACACGACCTCGCTGGGGTCTATTGGTGGCGGCACATCAACGCCGGCCGCGTTCTCGAACGCAAACTATCTGGAGTTCCGGCTCTGGTGGGACAACGTCGGGACGTTCGCCAGCGCGCCGATCTACACGGCGTACCCGACGACTGCCCACGGCTCGGTGACGCGCGGCGACGGCTCGCTACTCGGCGGCCATGCCACGGATACCGGTGGTACGGCGCGCTCCTACCTCAAGGGCGCAATGTTCGGCCGGGTGGTATCGGCTGGCGCACCGGCCGCCGCTGTCGGCTCAGCCCCGACCGTGACCGATGGGACGACTGGAGCGGTTAGCCCGACCGCCGGCGCGAACTGGAGCACGTACCAGGGGCTTCAAGGCGATAACGATTACCTTCAATTCCCATCGACCCCGGCAGCGACCACGCAGGATCAGCTAAATCTGATGATCCGTCTTTTCACTGGTGCGAATATGAGTCCAGGCACTCACACGCCAGTGGTGAGCGTGAAGTACACCTGGACGTAGTTTGCAAAGATTACACAGATGGCTTTTGAGGCAGTCCGCGATGATTGAGCGCGCGAATCTCAGCGATAAGCGGTACGCGAGCGGCGAGGGTTTCGTCGCTGACCCATCGTGGGGCTTTGCCTCCGCGCGTGTATCCGAGGTCGCTGAGAGCCAGCACGATCTCTGCTTGCCGATGCTTGATCTTCAAGTACGGCAGGAGTCTTCGGCAGAGACGGACTGCTTCGGTGCCACCCGCATACCAGTTCTGCACTGGCTTGTGGATACCCGGGCGAACGGCTCTCGGAGCGGTCAGGTATCCGCCGAACGTCTTTGCTACCCACTGCATAACGGGCTCGTAGGTATTCGCCATCATCAGTCGGCAGTGCATGCTCTCGTTCCCGGTGCTCGGGCTCGTCGTCATGCGGACAGTAATGGTGCCCTCGCCATCGATCAGGCCGGCGAAGTAGATGAGATCGCGCTCGTCGTCTGGAATGATGACCGGGACGTTTTCTGCGGCGCTCTTGCACTCGAAGCTACAGAACCGTTGCGGCTTGGCCGCGTTCGGTGCGTGCGGCCGGAACTCGGCGCCGCATTGCTCGCAGGGCATGACGACGGTGTGTCCTGTCCCCTTGAGCGGCGACGGACGGCCCTTGCTGCCGACACCACGGCATGTCGCGGAGCAGTAGCGGACGGCTCGTTGCTTGACGCGGAACGGCTCAACGAGGAACTCGGAGCCGCAGACCTCGCATGTGCGGGGCATGGTACGCTTTTGGGGCATCAGATCCTCCAACGGTCTGGTGTCACGCCCCGGGCTGTTTCTACCAGCGCCGGGGCTTCATCGTGCCTGAAGTATACCGTCTACCAGGAGGGATGACCGATGCCAAAGAAAGACGATGCGCCCGAGCTGACCGTCTGCGACGGCTGCGGGATGGAGCGCGACGACGTGAACGGCGACGGCTACTGCCCGGCCTGTGCTGAGCGCCGCGCCGATGATCCACAGGTCACGGTGCAGGGTCGCGCGCTGACCGTCTCCGAACTGGAGATGCAGGCCGAGGACGACGAGCACCTGGCAGCAGCGCTCAAAGGCGATAGCGTGCAGGATCAGATCAAGGTGGCAAAGGCGGATCGGTGAACGAGATGGGTCAGTGTCGGGATTGCCGCTGGTGGGAAGTTTCCGCGCAGGAGCAGGATAGCGGTAAGCGATTCTGTGGCCTGGCTACCAGTGACGATGGCGTGGCGCTCCATACGGAAACACCGTTTTGGGCAGTAGCAACAGATGGCGGCGAGGCGGTCGTCTTTACGAGTCCAGACTTCGGCTGCGTCCAGTTCGAGAGGAAAGAATCGTGAGCGCCGTTGCCGATGTCCTCAAGACGATGGACCCGGCCGCCCTGCGCGCCCGTGTGACAGGTCGGCCGTGGTGGCGGGTGTCAGTCATCATCGCCAACGACATCGACGTAGCGATGCTCGAATTTGGGTCCATAGCGCCAAGTTTGCCGGTGTCGCTCCGGGTCTGTCCGGGCGAAGTGTCGATCTCCCGTAGGCAAGCGTCCTCGCTCAGAAGCGTCAGCCATGTTGTCAGCCTGGGTGCCGAGCGAGAGATGCCGAATGTTGCAACACGGGGGATTGTCGCACGCATGCCGGACCTTCAATCCGGGAGGAATCGGACCGTACGACAACTCCCAAGCCACTCGGTGAGCCTTAGCAGGCCGGCTATTGACGCTGACCTGTCCGTAGCCTCGCCCATCGGTCGCCCCGATCCATACGTGGCACTCATTGGGCGTTCCGAGTCGCACCTTGTCCCAGAACCGATCTGCAATAGGGACTCGGCGGCTCGAATGGAGACTGTCGCGGCAGCCCAGACTGCAAACCTTGCCTCGATTTCCACGAATTCTCGACGGTGTCGTGGTGAAGGTAGATCCGCAGTATGCGCAGTCTCGCGTGATAGGATTTGGACGCATCGGAAGTACATCCCTTCTGGTGCCACGTCCCCGGCAGTTCGCGCTGCGCGGGGGCTCTCTTGTGCCGGAATTATACCATGAATGTCGCGCGTATGCTGATTCCACTCGAAATGCACGCTCGTCTGAAGGGGCGTTCCTATTGGCGTATGCGCTTCATCGACGGTCGCACGATTGATGAGCGTGACGTGGACTGGAGTCTCGCGCCGCAACGAGGGAGGATGGCCCTGCAACTGGTCTGCCCGGATGGTCAAATTGCTCAGGTCGGGAATACACAAGACTCGACGGGAAGACTTTTCCAACTGAAAGCCGGCGCACTGACCGGCTCGACGCGGAGCACTGACGCGCACCTGATCGGGATCGTGCATGGCACGGACGGGCAGGCGACGGTCGCTGCCTGGGAGTACGGCCCGAAGCGGCTCGTGACATTTGAGGACAACGTGTGGAATGTTCGATACCGGGGCATCGGGCGCCTGAATTTCGATGTTCTCGGGATCAGGGGGTAATCAACACATGGTCGTCGTGGTCAACCAGGCCAATCGCGGCCCCGGACTCGTGGACAGCGGCACGCAAAACCTCGCTGCGGTGCTCGGTTCGGCTCCGGTGCCCGGCACGGTCTACATCGGCACGCTGATTCTCGACGCTGCTGACCGCGACGACCCGGCATTGGTCTTCGGACAGATGGCGCTCTCGATTGACGGACAGGTGGTCTGGGGTCCGACCGACTGCCCATGCGGCGCAAAGGATCGTAACGGCAACCCGATCGTGCCGTCGCTCGCTTGGGGGAATTCCGGCTTCGGGGCGACGACCTGCCGGGTGACATTCAACGCCTCTCGGCGCGTCAGGGTGGGCCTGGACGTGTCGACGCAGCCGATGGTGCGGTGAGCCGTGGCTGTCGGTATCGGGACGGTGACGACGGCGTCGAGCCCGCCCAGCAGCACATGGACCGTGTCATTCACAAGTACAAATCAGCCGCTCTATATGATCGTTGCGGTCTGGCGCGCTGCGCGGACGCTCAACACGGTCACCTATGGCGGCACGTCGATGACGCGCGTGGCGCAAGCATCGCCATCGAACGGCGATGACATCGTGGAAATCTGGCGGCTACTGGCGCCAACAGCCGGTACGGCCAACCTCGTCGCGACATGGAGCGCCTCGGGATATGGAGGTTCACTCGGAATCTTCAACACAACGGGGCAGGACGTTGGCGGTACGCCGGAGGGCACCGCTGCATCGAACACCAGCACGGTCAATGGAACCGCCACCGGTTCGCTCGCTGTCTCTGGCATGGCATCCGGCGACCTCGTGATCGTCGGAATTGCCAATGGCTCTGGCGCGGCGGTGACGCCGGGATCAACCGGAGGCGGGGCTTCGACCGAAATGTTTGACCTGACCAGCGCTGGCGAGCAGTCAGAGGCGTTCCGCGTCCCGGATGCCGTCACCGCCGTTTCGGGGTCGTGGACCGGGTCGACCGGCTGGGCCATCGCCGCCATTCCGCTCAAGGCGCCTGCCGCCGGTTTCGATCCGACGACCATGCCGTTGACGCAGAACGTGTTCATCCCGACCGGGCAGCAGCTCGGCCAGTATTGAGGAGGTCCGATGCCGGCCTACACCGCTACCGCCCGAGCCGCTGTTGCCAACCCGCGTACCATTGGCCGCATCGGCCACGACGCTACGGCTGTCCAGCGTGGCTGCCTCAACCGGATGACCATCAGCGTGTCAGGCACGCCGGCTGACAATGCGATCATCTGGACGCTCCAACGCTGCACTACGACGGGCACCATGACCGGCGTCACGCCGGCCACGCGCGATACGGCTGACGGTGCGGCTGACCTGATCGCGTCTGAGAACGCGACGGCCGAGCCAACCTACACGGCATCCACGGAGATGTTCGACAACGCGATCAACCAGCGAGCCACCTTGATTGTGGTCTATGACGACCGCAACGAGATCATTATTCCTGCGACAGCCAACAACGGATTAGGCCTCAAGGCGACTCACGCCTCGTTCACCGGCAACTCCGAAGTGACGTTCACCTGGACCGAGTAACGACTTGACTTTGATTCGCACGGATGAATCAAATACAGTACGCCGCCCTCACGGCGTACTCTACGCTGTCCACTTCGATGGATCATTAGAGGAGCGCGACATCCTCGTGTGCCGACACTGCGCCTATACCTGGGCCGTCATCCCAGGGAGCGGCAAGCAGCGCGGCTGGTGTCGCCTCTGTAGCGGCCCGCTCTGCGGCAAGACGCCGTGCATGACCTCCTGTGTCCCGTATGAGCGGATGATCGAGCAGATCGAGGCTGGCGGATGAGCAACTGGCTGCTGATCCCGGTCAACGCGGCGATCGGTTGGATTCAGGCTGTCATCGGTGCTGCCACGACTGCGTACAACGACGCCGCGACGCGCCTGCGTCTTGCCGTTCCCGGCGTCAAGGACGCGACGTTCCGCGCCCGGCTCCAGGCGACCGGGTACAAGGATGCCGGCCTCCGAGCGCGCGTCAACGTTCGTGGCTTCAAGGACACCGGTGTCCGCTTCCTGCTTCGCGCGACGGCGTACAGAGACGCGACAGCCCGATTCCGCCTCTACGTTCTGAACTACCGCGACGCCACCCTCCGGCTGGTACTGCGCGCGACGGGGTACCGTGATGCGGTTGCTAGATTCCGCCTCGCCGCGACCGCATACCGCGATGCGGTCGCCCGGCTCCGGCTGCGTACAACCGCCTACCGCGACGCAACGCTCCGATTCCGCCTCCTGACGACGGCCTATCGAGACGCCGTCGTTCGTGCTCGAATCGGGGTGCTCGGCTACAAGGACGCGGCAGCTCGTCTGCGCGTGCGGGCTACGGGCTACCGTGACGCAGCCTTCCGCTTTCGCCTGACCGGCCCGGCCTACCGTGATGCTGTTGCTCGATTCGCGCTCCGGACTGGCGCCTATCGGGATGCCACGACTCGCCTCGTGCTCTATGTCCGCAATTATCGAGACGCCGTCCTGCGCCTGCGACTGGCCGGCACGGCCTACAGGGACGCTGTAACTCGTCTGCGGCTCATGGCGACGGCGTACCGAGATGCTACCCTGCGCTTACGCCTCCAGATCACGGGCTATCGTGATGCGACCGCCCGCGCTAGGATCAGGGCGACGGCCTACCGCGACGCTACTGTCAGGTTCGTGCTGGCAGCTCCGGGCCTCTCGTACCGTGACGCGACGGTCCGTCTTCGCCTCCGGGCAACCGCGTATCTGGACGTGGCAACACGGATCAGGATCGCTGCTCGCGCATTCAAGGACGCGGTTGCCAGGCTCCGTCTCGCAGGTTCCGGCTTTCGCGACACTGTAATCCGCCTTCGACTCCGGGCGACGGCCTATCTTGACGCCGCGAGCCGCTTCCGGTTGGCCGTTGGCGCATTCAGAGACGCGACCTCCCGCACCCGAATCCGGGTGCCCGGCTGGCGCGATGCGGTTGCTCGCCTGCGCCTACGGACAACGGCCTACCTGGATGCCACGCTCCGAGTGCGATTGGCGGTCCGCGCCTACCGCGACGCCACAGGCCGGCTGCGCCTGGTGGCACTGGCGTTCAGGGATGCTACGGGCCGGGTGCGGGTCCGTGCGCTCGGTTACCGGGACGCTACCGGGCGCCTCGTGCTGTACGTCGGTGGCTATCGGGATGCAGCGTTCAGGTTGCGGATGATCGCCCCGGGCTATCGAGATGCCGGCCTGCGGTTTTCCGTCAGGATCGCCGCCGGCCCCGGCACGGTTACGGCCGGTACGCTTCCGGTTGGTGGTGTGCAATCTGGGGGTATCTCCATCGGTGGTATCTCCGGCGGTACGCTGGCGGTGGGCGGCGTAGGGTCGGGAACGGCGCCGGAAGACGGATAAGGAGGTGCGACGTGCCCGATGTTGGGGATATGTACCGATTTGGTAATTACAGTACCGCCGTCAACCAGGACGGAACGACGGCTGCTGCGTTTACCGATCTCGCCGGAGTTGCGCAAGATCCGACGACGGTTACGCTCATCATCCTGAAGCCGGATCGGACAACACGGCTGGTGTACGGCTGGCCGTCCGCTGGCGTGGACGGCACGCTCGTCAAGGAAGCGACCGGGCGATTCTACGCCGATGTCATTCTCGATCAGTCCGGCAAATGGCGTCAACGGCTCCAGAGTACGGGTATCCCCACAGCGGCATCCGAATCAATCCTCGTCGTTGAGAAGCAGCGGGTGACGCCGTGACCGACCGACAGATCGTCCGCGCTCGGATCACGTTCTGGCCCGGCGAGCGCTATGCCTGTGCGTGGCCGATGGACCCCGACGAGGAGGAACGGTTCTGGCTGCTCGATCCGTATGGTCAGATCGTCGCGACGTTCTGGCGGTACAAGTTTGGGATGTTTCGCCGATGACCGAGTTAGCGACGGTCTGGGTTCTCGTGAGTAATGACCTCTGTATGGGTGTCTTCCGAACTCGTGAGGCTGCCGAACGGCATGCTGAGGAGATCCTGGGTGGTCCGGAGCGTCGTCAGTATGAAGACTGGATCGGACCTTGGACATTGGAGGATGAAGACGAGGCGGATGCCATCAGAGTCCGATACGTCCGAGAAACGGACGACGGGCCACGATTCGTCCTAGAACGAATCAAGGTTTCAGCATGACCCGCTCCGATCGTCTGAAAGCCGCGCTCGTGGCGCTCGTGGACGAACGACACGAGGAGATCGACGCGCTTCGGTCGGTACGTGTGATTGGCATCGTTCTCACGCTTGATGATGCGGGCTGCGTAGATCAGGAGCAGGTCCGTTACGAGTCGAAGCGGGAACGCCGGAGAAAGCCTACGGATCATAGTCGCGTGGCATAGCGTGTGATACGATAGTCGCAACGAGCGCAGCGCGCTCACCATACGCTCATCCGGCCGAGAAGTAGAGGGGGCCGGGCTTTCCTAGGTTTAGGAAA